AGTGTAGCCGGTGGTTCCGGTGTAGCCAGTCGCTCCCTGAGGACCCGTGTACCCAGTATGTCCTGTAAGCCCAGTGTAGCCGGTGGTTCCGGTGTAGCCAGTCGCTCCCTGAGGACCCGTGTAACCAGTATACCCCGTGGCACCCGTACTTCCATCATAACCGGTATATCCAGTAACACCCTGAGGACCCGTATAACCCGTGTAGCCTGTAGGGCCCGTATATCCGATTCCTCCTAGCAATCCTTGTGGTCCCGTGTACCCCGTAAAGCCAGTAGTACCCGTAAATCCAGTCGCGCCTGTGTACCCCGTAAATCCAGTCGCTCCCTGAGGACCCGTGTAACCAGTAAAGCCAGTCGCGCCTGTGAATCCAGTTGATCCAGTCGCTCCCTGAGGACCCGTGTATCCCGTGTAGCCAGTCGCGCCAGTGAATCCAGTTGATCCAGTGTACCCCGTATATCCTGTATACCCAGTGTCACCGGTAGGCCCAGTGTACCCAATCCCTCCGATCAAACCACGCGGCCCCGTGTCACCGGTATACCCAGTGGTTCCCGTAGCGCCCAGTGGACCTATAGTACCCGTGTATCCCGTGAATCCGGTTGCCCCTTGAGGCCCCGTAAAACCAGTAGCACCCTGTGGACCCGTAAATCCCGTGTATCCCGTAAAACCAGTAGCTCCCTGAGGTCCGGTATACCCCGTAACGCCTGTAGCACCCGTAGCACCAGTATATCCCGTAAACCCAGTTGTGCCTTGAGGTCCTGTATACCCAGTAAAGCCTGTAGCACCCGTTCTTCCAGTATATCCCGTAAATCCGGTCGCTCCTTGGGGTCCAGTAGAGCCCATTGCACCGGTGTATCCCGTAAACCCGGTCGCCCCTTGAGGTCCCGTATATCCGGTATAACCCGTGTGTCCACTAACACCACTCGCTCCAGTGTATCCCGTGAATCCAGTTGCGCCTTGCAGTCCCGTGTTTACGTACTCAAGTGTTCGCCAATCACTCACTCCGTTACCAATTTTAAGCTTTGAGGTGTCTGTCTCATACCCTGGTTCACCTGCAATAAGTACTGGATTTGCGTTGAACCACTGTAATGCAGTTCCCTTTCGTAGCTGGAAACGAACCGACATGACTTGTTATCTTAACAGAAATTCGTATCTGGCCCGCCCCCCGAGATAACTTCCACAAATGTATCGGTATTGTAGAACCCCCCATTATCGTTAACATCGTACACCAATGTAGACGGACTTCCACCAGACAATATGGTACCCACGCAGACCGGTGTGATAGGCGGGTTGCTTATTTCTGCAAATGCTTCAAATGCAACACTCCGTAGGTTCGGTTGATACAATGCCCTGCTGTTGAAACGGCCGGGCGTTACAGTGTTTGTTTCGGCTAAATACCGACGCATCGTCGTGTACTCTTGAACATCGTCAAACTGAAACGGGTGTCGTGCTAAAATACGTCGGCTCATTGCTCACCCATGCGATTTTTGTCCAGTCAGGATGCAAATGAGTCGTATGACAATCTTCTTGTGGTTCCTACTTGCCCTGGTTCTGGCGTATGGATTCCAACTCTGGAAGAAAAGCCGAGAGAAGCTTACCATGCTGAACGAGTCGCAACTCAAGGATGGCTGGGGGAATACAATTCTCGTCCCGGATGGTGTGAAGGCGCAGGTTTAGAAGTCTTCGTCCATACTGAACACCATCTTTGCTGCATCCACGCCCACACCGGGCTTCTTGTACTCTGAGACACGCTTCTCAAAGAAATTGGTCTTGCCTTCCAGGCTGATCAGATCCATGAAATCAAACGGATTTGTTGCGTTATACAACTTACCAACTCCGAGCTGAACAGCCAACCGATCGGCGACAAACTCAATATAGGTGGACATCAGGGATGCATTCATTCCGATGAGGGAACATGGGAGTGCACTGCAGATGAACTCCTTCTCAAGGGCAACTGCTACGGTCAGAATCGTTCGGATGACTTGAGCGGGGGGCTTCTCGGTTTGGCGGTGGTACATCTCAACTGCGAACAGGGTATGCAGCCCCTCGTCGCGAGAGATGAGCTCATTACTAAAGGTCAGTCCGGGCATGAGACCTCGCTTCTTGAGCCAGTAGATTGCACAGAAGGCACCGCTGAAGAAGATACCTTCTACCGCCGCAAAGGCAGCCAATCGCGTGGAGAACAGCCCATCTGACTCGATCCACATCAGAGCCCATTCTGCCTTCTTCTTGATGCAGGGGATGGTCTGGATCGCGTTGAAACACTCCTCTTGTTCGGACTTGTCCTTCACGTAGGTATCAATGAGCAGACTATAGGTTTCGGAATGGATTCCCTCCATGGCGTTCTGGAAGCCGTAGAACAGTCGGGCGACCGGACTTTGGGTCTCTCGCTGGAATCGGACAGCCAAGTTCTCCTGGACAATGCCGTCGCTCCCGGCAAAGAATGCAAGGACGTACTTGATGAAATGACGCTCATTCTCATCCAGTGCCGCCCAGTGCTCACCGTCCTTGGAGAAGTCAATCTCCTCAGCGGTCCAGAAGGAGGCGACCTGTTGCTTGTACATCTTGTAGAGCTCCTGCTCATCGTTCTCAATAGGGAAGAGTGTGTATTTCATCGTGGTTGGTGTTTGTAGGCTAGAAATTCTAGAGTCCGTTTTACAAATGGCTCGTGCCCCAAGTAACTCACAGGGCATCTCCAGATACACCGAGCAGCTACTGCAGTCGGTGCTTACCCCAAAAATTTCACCAAACACCCTATCCGGCCAGGTGTATTACGGGTATGGAACCACGATGTCAGTCAATAACATCTTCGCAGACTCCATCATCGCGAGGGATATCCAGTTCTGCAACGTTAGGCAGTTGGGAGACCTTGTTGAGCGCTTTATCACAGTCGGAGTGAGCTCGTTCCAAGGCACATCAACCTGCAACTACGGGACCTCTGTGTTTGGTGTGCTTGGTGTAGGGAGTCTCGGGAATCACGGTGTTATGACGTGCAATACTCTCATAGGTTCGGAAGTCGCATCCAACGCGTCAAACTTGACTAGCAGCGTATACGTTGGTGCGAGAGCCGGACTGAATGCTTCCGGTGCATCCAACGTTGGGATTGGAGCGGGTGCCCATGTAGGCGGGATTGGGTCCGGTTCATCATTCAACGTATTCATCGGAGCCAGTAGTGGGTTTGGAATCATCGGGAACTGCAACGTCTTTCTTGGTCGCGACTCGGGGTCTGATCTCTCGTTGACATCCAGTACCTTCATTGTCAATACGATAAGTGATTCGTCAAAGGCCCTCCTTCGAGGCACCTTCAATCCGGGGTCTGGTCTTCTAGGTGTCAACAAGATTCCGGCGTATACTCTGGACGTCTCGGGGGACATTCAGTTTAGTCGCAACATATACGGGCGCGGAAACGAGTTGGGAGATAGAACGTTCGGTGCATTGGCGATTGGTATCTCTGGATTCAGTGGATTGAGTGCGAACTTGATTCAGGATACGACGATTCTCGGTGTTGGAGCGGTCGGAGGGACGTCATCGCATGGGACATTTACACGCGATGTCGTCATAGGAAAGAGTGCAGGGTTCAATGCAGTTGATATCACGGATAGTATCCTTATCGGAAGCAATACAGGTTCTGCTGCGAATGGAATTTCTGGTAGCATCCTGGTGGGGACGGATATAACGAATGCGAACGCCATAGTCGGAACCGTTATATTGGGCGCCGGTGCAGGTAAAAACGCAACTTCAGCAACGAACGGTGTTATACTGGGTACCAAAGCGGGTAGTAATGTATATGGATCATCGGATTGCGTGATTCTCGGAACTCGGTCCGGTGGCGCTGCAAACGTACCTGTAAACAGCGTATTTATTGGAACCGATGCAGGACGTGATACTAGCAATGTCACAAACAGTGTACTTCTGGGTACTGCTGCTGCGATGAGTGCACAGAATGCCGTGAACAGCGCGTTTATTCTGGGAGAAGCTGGCCGGGGTGCTGTATCGACTGCGAACAGCGTAATGATAGGTTCGACTGCAGGGTACAGTGCATCGAATACTTCGAATAGTACGTTGCTAGGCTTTGCTGCCGGCAACAGTGCATCCAACACTACAGATAGCGCACTCGTTGGTTCGAGCGCAGGTAGGTCGGCAATCAATACAACAAATAGCGTACTTCTCGGTGTCAGCGCAGGCGCTGCTGTGTCCAACACTACAAACACGGCAATAATAGGGTCAAGTGCAGGTGGACGCGCAAGTAACATCGCAGACAGTGTGTTGGTCGGAGTTGCGGCAGGGAACACTGCGCGTAATATTTCCAACGGTGTCATCATTGGAGTGCGTGCGGGGTTTAATACCTCCAACTCGGTTGACAGCGTCATTATCGGAACCAATGCAGGGTATTCCGTCAGTGGGAACTCGAATGTGTACATCGGAACCAATGCAGGTGGCTCAAACATCGGTTCGGGAAACATCTTCCTGGGAATCTCGACGGGGGCGGACATTACGGGGATTAACAATACCTTCATCGTGAACCACCCCAGTAAGACGTCGGTCAGTGCGACTATCTACTCTGTGCTTGATCAGGGATGGGTCGGAATCAACAAGGTCCCCTCTTGTGCGATGGATATCCTTGGAGACATCCGAATCAGTGGAGACATTACTGCGAACTTTAGGGGGTACTACTCGAACGTAAGCATAGGAGGACAGAAGGGTATTTTCGGTATTGTACACCCAAGCAACATATCCGACTACTATCCGAATGCGACTATCTCCTCTTACAACATCTTTGGAATCATGCCGTCTTCGAATCTGAATGGGTACTACCCGAATATAACCGTATCTTCATTGAACATCTGCGGTGTCATCCCCGAATCCAATATCGTACTTGGTACATCGACTGGGGGCGGTCTTACGCTTGGAAAGGGAAGTCTGTCAGGAACATGGACCGGATCCAACTACACGATTGTCGGTGTTAACGCGTATGGAGGCTTGGGGTCTCATGGAATTATAACCGGAACAACCGCTCTGGGATATGGAACTGGATGCAATGCAGTCTCATCCAACGACACGTACATAGGTACGTTTGCGGGGTTCGGTACGACGGGAGAGTCAAACGTCTTCGTAGGATACGGCGCCGGTTCAAATGCTACCACTGGATCTAGAAGTGTGTACATAGGCGCAAGTGCTGGAGTCAATACAGTCGGTTCATCCAACGTTTTCATCGGAAATGCGGCTGGGTCTGACCTTACAGTCGCATCTAACACACTCATCGTTAACAATGGGACACAAGCAGCTACCTCAAATGCGTTGATAAACGGCCGATTTGACTTGCAGACGGTTGGAATCAACCGTACGCCTGTCTACTCTCTTGATGTGTCGGGGTCTATCCGGTCTACTAGCGACGCGTTCTTTGGAACCAAGGTCGGAATCAACACGTTAGCATCCAACTTTACGCTCAACGTATCGGGGACCACATTGCTCGGATCAGGAAGATCAAAGGTAGGTATCAACGACTCCGATCCCAGTTACGAGCTTGATGTTTCTGGGGATTTCCACGTTACAGGCGATACGTACGCAGATGGAGCGATATACGCGAACGATAGTTACGATGGACTTGTGATAGGAAACCCTGCACATGGTGGTACATACGATCTCACGAAAACGGGCGGGTATACCATCGTTGGCGTAAATGCGTTGGGAGACGCAGTAAACCACGGTACGATCAACGGAACAACTGCAATCGGGTACTATGCGGGATTTTCAGTCAGTGCAACCAATTCTACCTATGTGGGAGCGTACGTAGCATGTAATCTGACGAAGGACGAGGGCAGTGTCATGTTAGGAGTTGGCGCGGGTCGGTATGGAACCACGGCAAGTCATAACGTATTCATTGGTTCGTATGCTGGATCTCGTTCAAATGGCATTGATAACATATACATCGGCAAATCTGCCGGAGAGTGGAATGCTGGGTCGGGGAACGTGTTTATCGGGAAACTTGCTGGATGGAACCCGGGCGCCATATCAAACACCCTTCTCATATACAACAATGACTTCACTTCGTTGACACCCGCAAATGCCCTCATCTACGGCAAGTTCAATACAGGTGAACTGGGAATCAACTGCGTTCCTACTACGGGGTATTCATTGGATGTGTCGGGGAACATTCGGTGTACAGGGACGATAAGTGGAACACTGCGAACAAGCAATATCTGCGGGTTCATATTGAACGAGAACCTATCTGGACAGTACTATCCGAACACTACAATCTCCTCCTACAACATCTCGGGTATCATTCGGACCTGTAACGTATCTGGGTACTTTCCCTTAACTACGATCTCCTCCTACAACATCTCGGGTATCATTCAGACTTGTAACGTATCTGGGTACTTTCCCCTCACAGCCGTTCAGTCCTCCAATATCTCAGGATTCTACCTTCCACTCAAGTCATCGTTAAGCAAGATCGTGATCGGAACAGCAAACTCGTATAACCCAAACGATTTCGGACTTACCATACTTGGAGCTGGTGCAGCTGAGACTGTTGTTGGGAAAAGCATATGCGGTTGTACTCTCGTAGGGTACCAGTCCGGTATGAACATAAGTGGTATAAACAACACTGGGGTTGGGCGTAATACTGGCCTTAACAGCGTGGGGGAGGACAATGTTATGATTGGACGGTCTGCTGGATACACATTGAGCGGCAGTACGAACATTGCTATAGGCATTAATACCGCAGCCAATTTGAGTGGTGTATTAAATACTGTATTGGGATATGAGGCAGGACGAAACCTTATTGGTAGCAGTAACGTAGTAATCAGCGATTCTGCTGGATACAACCTTTCTGGAAACAGGAACGTTGCTATAGGAGGTGATTCCGGGAGAGACCTAACTGGAACAGGCAACACTTTCGTAGGTTTCAAAGCCGGACAAACCGTTAGTGGAGATAATAACACAACACTCGGAGTCAATAGCGGTAATACATGTACAGGCATTGAAAACGTACTGCTAGGACGCGCGTCTGGTTACACCATATCTGGTAGCTATAATATCGCAGGAGGCTCATGGGCTGCAAAAAGTCTACTCGGGAACGACAACGTAGCGTTTGGACAGAATGCTGGGTGCAACCTACGTGGTGCCGGTAATGTTGCAATCGGGAATTCTGCCGCCAGTAACTTGAGTGGGAGTTCAAACATAGCAATTGGATACAATGCGGGAGCAAATGTGAGAGGTAATGCGAATTTCGTAGTTGGATCGAATTCTGGGTGCAACCTAAGTGGTTCCTATAACTTTGGATTTGGGACTAGTGCTGCCGAAAATTTGATTGGCGCCGACAACATCGCACTTGGATATAGAGCCGGGTGTAATACGACGGGGTTTCTGAATACTATGATTGGATGGGCTTCCGGGTGTAACCTAAGTGGCTATGACAACATAGGAATTGGATGTAATACTGCAACTTCCTTGGTAGGAAGAGAAAACATAGCGATTGGTGCGGGTTCCGCAGGTAACCTGAGTGGTGAATTCAATGTGTGCATTGGAAACAGTGCCGGTAATCTTGCACAAGGGGGTTGCAACGTGTTCATTGGTAAGAATGCTGGGAGTGATCTGACGACGGTAAGCAATACGCTCATCATCAACAACGGTGTAAAACCAACATCAAACGCACTCATCTACGGACACTTTGCTACACCCCGGTTAGGAATTGGAAAGATACCGACACAAGGAACGCTGGATGTAGGTGGAGATGTGTACTGTAGCAATCTCTACACGAGTAATGGGTTGGTGTTGACTGAAAAGTCGTATTTCCACTATAGTGGCGACCCAGCTAGAACAATTGCTAATGGATTCACAGGTGCCAACACATATCCCAATTTCAGTGCAACTCTTACAGCATCTAGTGGCACGTTTCTTATAAACGCATCCGTTGTAATCTCGGGAACATCATCAACTTTTACACTCTTTTCATTGGTAGTAAGTGTAGATGGAACAGAAAAGGCAAAGGCAGGTTCCGTCTCACCGAATAGCATAGTAGAATTTCAAACTATTGGTGTAAGCTGTATAACACCTATAACTAAAGATACGGTTGTTACGATAGGATTCAATGCAGTATTAATATTAAACCAGGCTGCGTCCGTATTAAGCTCCAACTCAGTATTGACTTATAGTATCACCCAAATCGCCTAAACCTTCCCTACCATCTTCCGTATCGATAGCGCCGAGACCCCAGACACCCCAGAGACCCGCGTAATTGCCGTCTTGTCACCACCCAATACCTTCGCAGCTACACCGGCCACCACTGTTTTCGGTGTATGCTCCAGTTCCCCCAAGGCAGACAACGCACTCAATATCTGACCCCGCTCCGTCTCTGATACCCCCAGTTCCACGCACAACCTCTCTGCAATCCCAATCTGTGTCTGCAGCACACTGGACGCCTCTGCAACGTACGACGGGATACTCTTGCACAACGCACGGACTGACACATGAAACAGGTCTGCTATCTCTTCATGACTCCGTGTAGCCCCATGTTTGGAGCATGTCGTGAACAATGCAGCCGCCATCAATGCACGACGGGATTCCCCACGTGTTTTCTGTGAATCAGGGACATTCTTGAAGAGACCGCACGTCTCTAGAAGAATAGCCCTCGGTAATCCGGCTTGGGATCCAATCGTATTAATGATCTCGAAGATGCCGATCCACGACCTCTCGCCGTGGGAGGACATGCACCATGCCGACATCTTGGACAGTATCTTCATTTCAGGGGACATAGGTCCACGACGGCGTGCCATCATGGATCCATAGGACGACTCGGGAAGCAAGTCGGACGTAAAGCATCCTGTCCGCGTCGGTTCATCATCTCCATTCATTCGCCATTCTGCTCCTTCATCAATTGTACACCCCATCATGGTCCCGCACTTGGAGCATGTCTTTTCACCGCCGTACATCACCTGTGCTTCTTCAGGATGGATACACTGCATTCTTGTGCGCATACCCACTCATCCTCATGAAAGTCCATTTTGCATACTCCCTAAGGCGGTGGGGTCATACACTTGCGGACGGTAATTCGTGGTTAACGCTGGTTTCTGTTGGGTCGTGGTACCCCTCGTCTTTGCCCAGGAGATCAGCAGGTATATCTCATTGACAACCCAGACATGGAAGCCCGATTCTGTCAGTTGCGTAAACAAGTAGTCCCGTGCTTCCGTTATCTGGAAGATTGGGTATCCCCAGATATAGTTCGGAACCTCAAACACGATATATGGTGCATTGGCATCGTGAATCGCCTGTTGACGAACCTTATTGTGAATCTGTCCCAACACAGGACGCATAGCAGCCATACGTTTCTCGCGTCTCATCTCTTGTTCGTCCCATACGTCTCTAGCACGCAACATCTCTGCTTCCCAGTATACAAAAATGTTCACCGGAATTGCCCTCAGTGGAGGTGGAGTTCGTGGGTACATGATGTTGGGGGCATTGCAGGAATTGCTTAAGCATCAACCCCTGGAGTTTCCGAACGGAATCTACGGCATCTCTATCGGGTCCATTCTAGCAACTGCAATAGCATATCGGGTCTCCTTGGCAGACGCACGGACTGCCTTTCAATCTGTCTCTCTCCAAACTGTCCTCCCGAGTATCCGGTTGCATGACCTGTTGGACTGTACGACGCGCAAGGGGTTCTACGATATGAAGGCATTTGAGGCGTCTCTGATTCAGTCGTTTGCGACCATGAACATTGACTTGACGACCGCGACCATCCAAGATGCGCCACAGCCCTTGCACATCATTGCTTCCAATATCACACGGTGTACACCGACCATCTTTGCAGGGTCCATCAAGATTCTGGACGCCATCAAGGCATCCTGTGCTCTCCCCGGGGTCTTTCAGCCTCACATCATCTACGATTGTGCATACGTGGACGGCTCTATGTTCGTACCGGCAATCACGGAAGTCCTTCCAGAGATCATGAAGACAGAGGGTCTCATATTGACTCTATCCAAACCCAATCGCGGCATTCCGGTATCTGAAATCGCAAGTATGCCCGTGCATACCTACATTGAGCGCGTGTACCAGACCTCCGTCGAGTACCGACTCCGAATGACTCGTTCTCCAAACAATATTTGGTTGCAGAACGAAACAGTGTCTCTGTTGGATAGCCTGACTCCCGAGAAGGAACAGGAACTGATTGAGCAAGGTGCATCTCAATTACGATCCTTCTTGTCCCAACGTCTGAACTAACCAGTCCATGATGGACGCCACCTTGAAGTGACCATCGTAATGGATGATATCCGTTGACGTATCTATCACTAGGGATGGGTATGCATCAATGCCGTACCGTGCAACGGCTGTCTTAGAACTCTCACCATCAATCGCCTCAAACTCCACCCGCTTATCCCCGAAGGATAGCTTCTGTTCCCGAATCAGTGTCTTCAAAGAGTTCCATTCACCCAATGCCTTCCGAGAGTGAGGACACCAGGTCGTATAAAAGAAGATGAGACGGGGTGCAGACGGATCGCGCGCCGGATCAATCTTCATGAGCGTGCTGCCTGGGTAGTATCCACGCAGCCACTTGTACGAAACGATGAAGATGAAGAAGAACAGAATAGCCAAACCGATGGGTAGCAGCATTACTATTCAGGGACAGAATGTGTAGCCACAGGACCCGCTAGAAGCCGTGCGATCGTCCTCTCACTTTCGTACCACTTGGGGTAGATTCCAGGGGAGGGATGCCCTTGGTCCTTCAACCGGAGCCACGCGATGTCCAGGGACTGGCGTTCGGGCTCGTACATGCGTGATTTTACTACGTACCACTGGTTCTTCCACCGGAGCGCTTGCATTGCAACACATGGTTGCTTGGGGGTAAACGATTGAGTGCCTCGTATTCCATTCCTGGAAGGTATACTGATTGCCCATGGACGTATTGCATCGGGCACAGATAGGAACCAGATTGTTGATACGGGTCTCTCCACCACGACTCTCGGGGATGTCATGACCTACGTGGAAATCAAAGGCGGTTATCTCGTTCTGACACCAAGATGTCTTGCAGGGTGCTCGGAACTTGGAACCGTTATGGGCGACCCACACCTGCTCGCGCAGTGCCTTGGGGATCTTTGCCTTCATTATATTGGGTTATGTTTGCAGTTCGTAAACTACAGGATTAACGGCGGTCTTCAGCTCGTACCTCCCGTGGTACCAGTGGGACCCGTAGGACCCGTATCTCCCGTGGTACCAGTGGGACCGGTATCTCCCGTGGTACCCGTAGGATTAAGCTTGTTAGAATCGTTCAGCACGCTCTCCAACCCGTTTTCCTGCAGTATCATCTGAATTCTTTCTAATACAGAAGATTGCATATTGATTGACATATTCGAACTAGCGGCTTCCACTGCGCTTTGAATAATGCGTTCCATTGTTTATCATGGTATCGCCATTAGATTACGATGGTTTAAACGATGAGAACTGGTTCTCAAAAATGGATTGGTTTCCACCAGGAAAGACAATCCCGCCCCCGGCACAAATGGAACGTCTAGAGAATGAATTGAACGACCTGAAGGAGGCAATGGAGAGTGAGACCAACAATGAGAGTCCCCGTTACCTGGGGCTATGTAAACGGTTTACGAACCTACAAACAGCATACGTTGCTGCCAAAAAGCAAATAGAAGACTACTACGATGCGTATAACCACCGGAAGTCGGGCCCTTCCGCCTGGAAGCGGTTTCTTGAACTAGACGCGGCATACGACGGCGAAGAGCAGGCAGTGTTGGATGCTGTCAGGAATGCGCAATGAACCCACAAAAATGGATCTGTTTTCCACTGGAAAGGACATACCGCCCCCTGGCACAAATATCATAGAGACGCACTACAATGGAGGCTTTCAACGCTGCTTTAGAGGTACTTGAGAAGGCGATGGACTACAGCCATCAGATGCTTGAACAACGGTCTATACGTAGACTCGAATATGAAACGAACAAATTGGTGATGGGACCCGAGTATTGGGTGCTCTACACAAACATGCGCAAAGCAGAGGAGGCATACGACGCTGCTGAACAAGCAGTATTGGATGCCACTAAGAAAGCGAACGAGGCTGAGGCTGCCTACGAGGATGCTAAGGTCGCTGAGTTGGCTGCTGAGAAGGCACTCGATGAGGCGGAGGATGCGCAGTACCGGAAGGAATGGATGGAGTGGTGCATGACCCACAAGTGCATCTTCTGCGGCGAGCTCGACTCTGAGTGTGACGGCGACCACTCGGAGGAGATGGGCTATCTGAGTCGTGAGAGTGAGAGGCGCTATTAAACCAAAGAAAATACAAAGGTTTTCTGTTTACAGGATGAAGTTGTTGAAGATCGGGGGACCCCCCGCTTTCACCAGTACCATAAGCTTGTCGTTGTCATTCGGATGAGAGTACCGATTCGCATGATCTAGTTTCACGAAGAAGTACTGTTGGTACTCTTGTATCACATGCTGCAGTACGCTCATGTACATTTCTTCCGTGTGAGCCGGGAGAATGTCTTCAATGATAAGGACGCCTCCTGGCTGCAAAGCCTTGTGTGCGTGCAAAATGATACGGGCCTGATCGGGGAATTGATGCGACGAGTCGTCTATGAGTATGTCGTACTTGACACCCGACTCTTCAAACGTTTTGTTAATCTGAGCTTCGTCCCGAACACACGTATAGAACGTCTTGATGCGCTCATGGGACGAATACATCTCACGAAACGGCAGCATGAATCGGTCCCACTTCTCAAACCCGTGGATGGTCGCATTCGGGAAGTACTCTTCCCACATAAGAAGCGAAGCACCGTGAGCAATCCCAAATTCACCGATAACAATTGGATCGTTGCGACGAGACTTGAAGAGTGAATGATAGAACATGGTATAGGGATGACAATGTCTGGAGTCAGATACATCACGCCGTTGCGATGACTTATCTGTATCGTATTTAGCGCCAATCAAGCAGAGGTCGCTTACACATCGTTTGTAGTTGATGTGAATGGATACCATTTGATATGATTAGGTGGTTGTCTGTAAGTTTACGCAGGGAAGCCGACCAGGTTCGCGCCGATACCGAAGCCTGCACCCGTGCGCGCCGAAGCACCCACAGAAGGAGCGTAGATATCAAGGATGGCGAACGTCGCGAGGGCGACCAGCGCAATCATGCCCACCTCGCCCATCTTCAGGGTCTTACCAGGCAGGACAAATGCCGCGACAGCGACGGCAAGACCCTCAAGCGCGTACTTGACAGCACGCGTCACGAGGTCGGGGACATTGAACATAGGGGGCGGAGGGGTGGGCTTCGGCTTCGATTCCATGTTTATACCTTCCATCGGAGAAATTTTGGTTCAACCACCCAGGGCGTATGCAACAATTGCATAAAACACGAGGGCGTGGATGGCGGCTGCCAGAATAGACGTGCGACCCGAGAAGAACGTCGGGGGGAAGAAGGGAGGGATCGTCAGAATCACACCCGGCGACAGAAGGAAGAAGAGAGCAGCTACAACCAGAGGAGATGCCATTTTGTTAGACCGCGGACAAAAGACTTTCAGCCAAGTGGGGTGGTGAAGATATAGATGCCTCGCGAATCCCAGTCCCTCCCTACGAAAGACGATGCCGGCGAAGTGATTGACTACCTCGACGAGGATCCCGAGATCCCGACGCAGCGGTATGTAGTGTTATCCTTCCTGTCTCCCGAGCGGATCCTGAAGCAGAAGGATCAGTACATGTTCGAGAAGTTCGTGCAGTGGATGGACTACGATTGGAAGATCAAGGGCCTTGAGCGCTACATGGACTTCCTGGCGAAGAAGTATTCCCTCAAGGTGGACGACCTCATGAAGGATGCCCAGGAGTTTGCCAAGGTGCACAACGCCGACGTGAAGAAGACGGACGTGCCCGAGCAGTACCAGGTGTTCCTGCTGAAGAACGAGAAGGATCTGCAGGAGAGCTTCAATGCCGACGTGAGCTTCCGTAGCAACGTGCGCGGCGTCAAGGTGCGCCGTGCCTTTGCCAATGTGGAGGAGGCGCAGATCTTCTGCAAGGTGCTCCAGCGCAAGTGTCCCAAGGATAACATCTACCTCGGCAAGATGGGCTGCTGGCTTCCGTGGGATCCCTCGGAGCACATGATGCCTGAGGTGGAGTACGCGGAGAAGGAGCTGAACGAGCTGATGCGCAAGTACAAGGAGGGTGAGGCGAACAAGGAGATGTTCTTTGCCGAGCAGCGCGATGAGTCCATCCGTGCTCAGAAGGAGGAGAATGAGCGTCGTAAGCGCGAGAATGCGGCGTCTACTCAGCGTACCATCGAGGATGTGGTGCAGGAGGCGGCAGTCCCTGTGCATCCGGCGGAGGGTGGTGCGCCCCGGGATTAACCCTTCTTCTTATCTTCCTTCTGTACCCACACAGACGGACCCTTCCGCTTCTGATTAGCGGCTGACATGACATCTTCAACTGCCAACATAGCAGATATGAAAGGCTTGTTGTTTGCCCACAAGGACTGATCGCATAAGTGAAAGGGAGGGTGATCGGATGCCTTGTACCAAAACACCTGATCTTCAAGGCGGTTCGACTGAACCCCGTTGCAGATCACCATACACTCGTAGTTCTCAGTACACTGGTCCATGAACTGACAAAACAGATCAAAGGTGGGGAACATACCTGCATAATTGTCGTAGATACGTTTGCGATTGTTCAGGATGTTCTCACGCAGAATGAAGACGAAATCAACGTTGGTACGCAGATTCGGCGTGATGCCCAGTGGGTACTGCATGGTAATGATAGTCATCATATCGATGTGCCGACCGTTCATGAAGACGTAACGTGTACTCTCCTGTTGAATCCATGAAGCATCGTACAAGCAATCATCCAGAATCAAGAACGCCCGGGGGTCCATGGATGAGCTACCACCATGTGCTTCCTTATCACGATTCCGTGCCATCTTGACCTGCAACTGGCGCTTGATGGTGGACATCACGATTTCGGGAGTATACTTGTCGTGAATGAAACGGGACGGAACCATATGCTGAAAGAACTCGTTCGCCACCTCTGTACCGGAAATGACGGTACCCACCGGAAAGCACCTCTGGGTATTGAAGAGGATATCACGAACCAAGAACGATTTCCCCGTATCCTTTTTGCCAATCACGACGATCATGGGGGACTTGCGTGAATCGATTTCGGTTCGCTCTACGAGCATATTCATGTCAAACTTTCGTAGCGTAAAGTTCGCCATTCCTTTGTCTACCTTCCTACATAATCAATGGTTAAGGACCTACGTACGAAACCATTTGCTCTCCGAGTCGGTAAATGCAATCAGTTGTCTGCTGACGAGGAAGCAAAGTGGAATCTGTACCAAACGCAGACCTTCATCCCTTGCCTTGAGACACTGTTCAAGACCGACGTTCTTCAGTCAGCAGCTGTATACGGTATCAAATTGTCGGATTCCATTCAGGCTGTTATATCTCCAGGGACCGTACAGCTCACATCAGGGAAACAAGCAGAGATTCATCGCAAGACGACCTGTATTTTGAGTCCCTTCCGGTCTATGCGGGGGGATTACGGGTCCTTAGGACTTCCTGCGCCAAGTGATACATCCGGGCATGTTGTAGAGAAGCTGCAGAGTCCTCATACGGCAGCCTATGTGGGGGCACTCGCAAGTGTAGTGCTATCGGAGAGTGACTGTCCTCATTTCCCAAAGGTGTATGGAGTCTACTGTGGAATGGCAAAGATTCACTCCATAGACATTTCTGACGACTACGAGGAACTGTCGGACCGTCCTTGGTTTGCACAGAATATCGGAAAGACCTTCAATCTGAAGTTGCGTCCAGTCGTGGGGACCCCCGCTTTTCAACACACCCGCAGTCAACGTCCTGCGATTGTCCTTGATGAGATGATTGCACTGGACGGGATTCAAGATATTGAAGTAGAGCACCAGTCGGATGTAAGCCCGGCATCGATGGTAGGCGAAGATGAACCGATGGGAGACGAAGAGGGGGATGATGGGTCTACATCCACGGAAGACGTATTTGCGATTGAGTCGTGTGACTGTGAGAGTGATGGGTCTGACTTTGGCGACGATGAGGAGTCGGAACCGTATGCGTGGGCAGAACTACAGAATGTACCGGTTGTCACAACTGTCATGGAGAAGTGTGAAGGGACCTTTTACGACCTTATCAAGCTCGATACGGATCCGGTACACCATCTAGCCTTTGTCGCACAGGTTATCTTCGCTCTCTCGTATGCCCAGCGTATCTTTGCATTGACCCACAACGACCTGCATGGGAACAACATCATGTTCGTGCGGACTGCGCAGGAGTTCATGAGCTACAATCTGGATGGTATTCTGTATCGTGTTCCGACGTATGGGTACCTGATGAAGATCATTGACTTTGATCGGGCAATCTTTAGTGTCCGGCTCAATGGAATGCGGGATCCCAAGCTGTTTATGAGTGACCAGTTCAAGGAGGAGGAAGAGGCAGGCGGACAGTACAATATGGAGCCCTTCTTCACACAGAGCCAACCTTCGTACCGTGCGAATGCGTCCTTTGATTTGGTACGCCTAGCAACATCCATGTATTGGGACCTGTTCCCCGGGGATCCTGCTGAACCCTCTGAGAGTCCACTGAAGGCATTGTTCATCCGTTGGATGACCTTGGGAGATGGAACGTCTGTTCTGTTCGGAAAGAAGAACCCAGAGCACGATAGGTACCATGGGTTTGATCAGTACAAGGCCATTGCGAGGTTCTGCAAGGATACTGCAGTACCTCGAAAGGAAGTTGCCTTTCTATCGACCTTCAAGACGGAGAAGGTTCCCCTTGGGGACTTGTGTGTCCTGATTGAGTCATGAGTTTACGTTGGGTTCTGATTTCGCTGCGGATGTTCTGAATTTGTGCTTCCGATTTACCGTACTCTTCAGAGAGTTGTTTGATGGTCTTCTTCTCGGGATTGTCAAAGATACGCTCCTTTTCTTCTTGAGTCAGTTTCCGCTTTCGTTGGTTGTGGATAGTCCCGGGTTCTTTCAGGTATTCAATGAGTCCAAGAAGTACATCGGGATTATCGCAAGCAAACCCAAGTATCTTATTGCATCCACCGCAGAGAAGTCCTCTTACAGCTCCCGTATCATGGTCGTGGTCTACACATGCTTCTGCTAGACTACCAAAGATGACCTTACAGCGGGTATTCTTGCATTTGCCGTTCTGTTGATCCCAATAGGTCTGCAGAACGGTATCATCAACTCCATATTTGTGCTTTCGATTACGAGCTAGAGCAATCGGCGCATAACACGTCTTACAGTTACTATCATATGCATTCCAGTATGCAGTTATAGGCTTGGTCATCTTACACCCAGCGCACTCCTTTTCGGTTACCTTGGGTTTCCGTGGAATGTAACAATCATTGCAGGCAGTTTGTGTTGGGAATAGACTACGGTCCTTCGTTTGCAAACACTTTCGGCATGTGAGGTGTGAGTACTTGATGGGACGTCCAGCGGGCATTATATTAATCGCGCGACTCGGCTGTAAATAATTACTGGCACCTCGACCACCATTTCCTGGCTGTCTTGGAACGCGCCCTTGCCTTGCGGACAATATCGGAGTCTGTGGTTCGGTACGTCTTCCCACAGGTCAACAAACTGTGAACACGTGCATACCCCCATTGTTCTTGCGTGGCTCCCGGTCGGTGTCCCGTTCGCCAGGCTGCCATACCGCGGTTATACGACTCGCGCAATGCAGAGACAGGTACACCTGTTGCAGCCGCCTTTTGTTTGAGCGTCTTGGCGTGTGGAAACATAGATCTGAAACGACTCGTATACGATGACGAACGAGTCTTGACCCCTCGGTCTGTCTTGAATCCAGTGTAGGCAGATGGATCGCGGAATCCTTTCGACCCGTATCGTCGTATCTCCTTTCGACGGGTCCTCCGCTGGGTAGCGGAAAGCCCACGAAAGTACTTCTCGGGGGCGTACATTGCTTTTTGTACGCCATTAAAATCGGCTCTGAACACAAATGGCTTGGGCTGGTTGGAGTGTATGGAACTTTATGTTCGGATTTGGCGTGTTCATAACGATCGCAAGTCATACGTATACGTACTTTGCGGAGCCCGAGCATTCTCTCGTGAACTTCGTAGCTCTTGCAATGATCCTGGTGGGAAGCACAGAGGGCCAGCGTCTGATCCTGCACATCCGAAACAAGATTATCAAGGTTACCAATCAGGTAACTTAAAACGCAGGCTTGCCTACGAACATATCCTGTGCCGTCTCTACAGCCGTAGATACAGCATCCGATTGCAGGCCGATAACGATTCCACCGGAGACGATACCGGCAAATGCCACGAGCTTTGCCAAGATACCGTAATCCATCGGCTCTCCCTTCGTCCGACGGTCCACAACGTACAACAATAGGGTCGCCACAACGACAATTCCAACAACAATAGCGAGAGTCTCAAACATCCTTGTTCCGCTCCGCGATTGAAAAAACGTGGTCCTGAACGCTTACAGCTTGACCGTCAACGTATCCGACCCCACAATGGAATCCAGGTTGACCTCTTGAGTATCCTTCTCCTCACCCTCAATACCAAGGTCAACATCCTGCATTACATCCCCAAACTTCAGGGCTGGCTTCTCACCACTATGGCTGTCTGCATCGCTCTCTTCGTCGTCGGTTGCATCATCAAACTGCACGGTCTTTGAGGGCTCCGGTTCCACCTTCTTAGGCGGAGGCGCCTCTTGGGGAGCAGGAGCCGACTGGAAATACGCACGCGAAATCTCCTTCCACGGGATGAAGGCGTTAATGACATCGGACAGACACTTGTCCAGTAGAGTCTCAATGTCACGACGGTTACGGGCCTGGGCTTCACTTGTAGCCCCAATCGTCTTGAAGAGGTAGGCAGACTTCCACGCGGCCCGGGCACCATGCTTGTAGAACTCGTGTACGAATGCAGAGACAGACGGACGCTCAAAATCCAAGTGGATCTGAGCAGAATCTCCGCGGTACTGCAAACTCGCAAAGGCACGAATGTATGCCAAAAACACCCCCATCAGAAGATCGTCAAGGTACTCGCATTTGGATCCCTCTACGATACGATCCACTTCCTCACGCAAGGTATCCTCTGACCACCCTGGGACTTGTGTCAACAGGTTCTGGAAGGTACGAATCGTCTGATCAAGCTGTCCGTTCCGCTCACAGAGCTCACGAGCATTATCGTAGAGACTCCAGAGACCGTCGGCAACGTGAGGAACCAACGTCTGGCTGAGGTGTTCCTTGAGATTGAGCTTAACGAACTCTGCACTCGTCATTTTACTCAAGAGACGGAAAGAGGTCTACGCGTATTTACGCGAAGACGAGAGTATACCGAAGAAGTAATGTCTGTCACGGTAGTTCTTACATCGTGTAACAGACCTGACCTGCTGGAGAAGACGTTGGAGAGCTTCTTGTCCACCAACACATATCCGATCAAACAGTGGATCATTAGTGAGGACTCTGGAAGAGAGTGTGTCAATGAGAAACTCATGAAGAAGTATCCGGACTTTACGTGGATCTGTGGAAAGCGCGGTCAAATCAAGTCCATTGACGAGGCGTATGCTCTTGTAACGACTGAGTATGTTCTGCATTGGGAGGAAGATTGGTTAACACATGCAGATGGGTTCAGTGAGGAGTCTATCGCTATCCTGAATTCATCCAAGATCAGTGCTGTCATGCTCCGAAAGTATGGAGATGGCTATGTGATGTCGGATACACCCCCCTTCCTGGACAGCAAGAACGGATGGGGATACTTCAGTTTCAACCCTGGTCTACGTTCTATGGCGTATATGCGCTTTCTATTCCCTAACGGATTCGGTGCAATTGCAACCTTTGACCCTAAGAATGCTCACACAGCAGAACGGACAATAAATGACTATGTCCGGTACAAGGGATTCCGTTTGGCGTTGACATCTCGGGCAGAGGGGTACGTGTCGCATATCGGGTGGGGGCGTCACGTGGAAGACGAACCTCGGATCGGTCTCTGCATGATTGTAAAGAACGAGGCGCATATCATTCACGAGTCTATGCAGTGCACGCTCCCCCTCGTGGATACCTACTGCATTGTGGATACTGGATCCACCGATGATACCATCAAAATCATTAAGGAGTTCTATGGATCCCGCAACATCCCCGGAGTCGTGTATGAGCGACCATGGAAGGATTTTGGAACCAACCGGTCAGAAGCACTCGCATTGTGCGACGGTCGGATGGACTATATCCTCGTCATTGATGCTGATGACCTGATGTCATTCCCGTCCAATGGGAAGCAGGTCCTTTTGGAGCACATGAAGGCAGAGCCAAACAACTTCATGGTCCAGATCCGTCAAGGGCCGCTGGAGTACTATCGGTCCCAGATCTTCAAGGCAAACGATAACTGGCATTATAAGGGAGTTCTGCACGAGTACCCTACGAACGGAAAGCCGAATAAGACAACACAGCTTCCTCGTGAGTTCTGGATGGAAAGTCGTCGGATTGGCGGCCGGAACAAGACGGGAGATAAGCTGCAGCGTGATATTGACGTTCTTGAGAAGGGAATCGTGGACGAGCCCAAGAATGAACGCTACGTCTTCTACCTGGCACAGTCGTACCGAGACAATGGAAACGTCCCAAAGGCAGTTGAATACTACAAGAAACGTGTTGAGATGGGAGGGTGGGTTGAGGAGACCTATATTGCGGCTATGAATGTATGCCGGCTTACTAACGAGAAGGAATGGGCATGGAAGGCGCATCAGATCAACCCGAAGCGCATCGAGTGTTTGGTATCGTACATGACACATTGCCGTATGGCCAATAAGTGGTCACAGGAACTCTATGCGATGGCGAGGTATGCAGCAACCATTCCAAAGCCATCCGATCAGGTCCTCTTCTTAGAGACAGACGTATACGATTGGAAGGTGTGGGATGAACTGTCAATTATCGCTTACTTCACCGGACACGTGGACACTGCATGGGAGGCTTCGAAGAAACTCTTGAACAACCCAGCCGTACCTAACCACCAGCGGGATCGGATTCGCAATAACGCCAAGTTTGGTGTACCACGGGACGCAATTTTGTCTGCTCGAAAGGACTCAACCGGATACTATTGGCAGGGGCTTCTCAGTAAGTGTGCATACTCTGGGAGTATCGTCTCCTTTCTCAAAGAAACCATTGTAACTCTAGACCGACGTGCATCGATGGTCATAACAGATACGGATGGGTTTGTTAGAAATGACGAGTTCGACTCAATGTCACCTGCAAACAAAAAGCAGGTACGTCCTGAATCAGAGCTGACAATGCTCATGTCAAAGGTTGCAGATGGTGCAGTTCCGATCATGGGTGCACTCTCAACCCGCGATGTATACAATCGCAAGCTCATATACCTTCCACTGGATGACGATACGTTCAGTCGCGGACTCCAGTTGGGCGATATCACCCCGTGGCATGAACGGTTAAACGCCGGGATCTGGCGTGGAAACAACCACGGCAACGGAATCCGACAGAAGGTTGTCGATACGCTCAAGGGAAGCATGATAGCTGATGTCAAGTTTGTGGGTCCCGATGTAGAGTGGATGTCCATTCAAGACCAGATGGGGTACAAGTACATCTTCATCATTGACGGCACCTGCATTGCGTCGAACCATCAGTGGGTCTTTGGGTCCGGTGCTGTTCCCATCATCATAACACATCCCAAGAACAACTACTGGTTCAAGTCGCATCTCCGAGCGATGGAGAACTATGTACCGATTGAGTACGATCTCAGCAATCTAGACACCATGCTGAAATGGCTGGTAGACAATGATGATCTGGCGAGGGGCATTGCAGAAAATGCAAAATCCCTTGCAGACCGTATCTTTACTCCCGAGTACCAGAAGGAGTACCTTGTTCAGGAGCTCCGCTCAATTGTATAGAGACCTCCACGACTCATCCTTCTTGGGGCTGCAGTCTTGCAGGATGAACTGAACATCCTCGGCAGAGATCTTGCAGGGGAGCACGATATCCCGTCCGAACTTGTAAGACTTCCGCGTCTCTGCATCGGCAATGCGCAGAAGATTGATGCGAGTCGTCAGCATCTCAGCAGCTCGGATAATGTTCCGGACACCCTCCTCGCCGTTGGAATGCTCATCAATCAGGAACTTGAGGGCAGTCTCCGATAACTCCAGATCCGACTCCTTGAAGTTGAGGCGCTTCAGGAGATCCGGCCAGACGTACTGGCTCATGATGACCTTCTTCTCGTCTACCGAATATCCAGAGCAATGGATGATCTGCAGACGGTCCTTCAGAATAGGATGAATCTTGCTTTCATCGTTGAACGAGAACACAAAGAGACACTGGGACAGGTCGAAGTCGATACCTGCAAAGTACTTGTCGTGAAACTGTGAGTTCTGAGAGCGGTCTGTCAAGTGGATGAGCATACTCACAATCTCCTCTCCATGGGGGGTCGTTGAGATCTTATCAAGCTCGTCAAAGTACAGCACGGGGTTCATGCACTTGGATTGCATGATGGCATCCACGATACGTCCGCAGATAGACCCCTCGTAGGTGAAGGAGTGACCGGTAAAGTGGGCAGAATCGGATGCACCACCCAATGAGAAGAACTGGAAGGGACGCTTCAGGACCTCGGAGATACCGTTCCGTGCAAAGCTGGTCTTACCAACACCCATGGGACCCTTCAGGGCAACCACATTCCCGACGGAATTGGGATTCGCGATCCACTGGGCAAGGACTTGCATAATCTGAGTCTTTGCAGGCGCCATTCCATAGACCGCCTTGTCCATCGTTTCCCGAGCGGATGTTAGGAACTTGGAACACGTCTCGGCGCCGTCATCCAACTTGACCGGTAGTGGGATATTGACTCCGAACGGAATGCGCATGAACTGCTCAATCCAACCACGCAACTTGTAGTCCTCCCCATTCTCCATCTCATTCAATGCATCCAGCTTCTTGATGACATCTGCCTTTAGGTGATCCGGAATTGCCATGTCCAGAATCTTGAACTTCTGCGGCATATCTGCTGAGGTAACCAACCCTGATAACGCCTTCATCTTGGCATTCAGCTCACGACGCTTCGCCCGAGACAGTTCATTAAAGTACGCAGATTCCTCCTCATTGAGATCCAACTCAGGCGACACATCTCCCTTCTTACGGCCGCGCTTCCCATACTTGTTGATAAGCTGTTCAATGAACTCATCTCCATCTTCCTCATCCGAAGACTCTTCACGACGACGCGGAGGTGACTGGAGACTGGCGTGAATCGACATATCAACACTACGTGCTCCCTTGGGAATCTTGATGGTAGCCTGGAGTTCTCCATCTGCTTCTGACTCCTCTTCAGACTCGGGCTCGGACTCTGACATATCAGATTCCTCCTCCTCTTCTTCAAAGTCAGAGTCGTCCTCCTCGTCCTCTTCCTCCTCTAGGGTATCATCCTTGACCCACTCAACCCCCTCTCTGCGCTTCCGAAGATTATATCGTCGTGTCATCTTGCTGCCTTCCGAGAGATTATTCCCACTGATATTCATTTTCCAGGTTGATGGATAATGGAGGCTATCGAGAAAGCCGCTGAACTAGCGGAGACCAAAAACGAGGAGCGGTCTGCACAGAACCCAACGATCCGAAAGGCCCTGAATGCAGTCCGCGACTTTGCCAGGAAAGAGGACGTCATTCTGTATGGTGGAACAGCCATCAACAGTCTTCTTCCCGATGACAAGAAGTTCTACGACACCAGTCGGACTCTTCCCGATTACGATATGTTCTCAGAGACCCCACAGTACCACGCTATGCTCCTAGCAGAAGAGCTAGTACGCATCGGGATTGATGAAGTCAATGTCCGTCCCGCGCTGCACTTGGGTACCTTCAAGGTGTACGCAAACTACACGGCGGTTGCTGACATAACATACCTCGAAGACGAGATGTTTGACAATCTGTGGGACGACGCAATTGAGAAGGATAAGGTTGTATACGCCAGTCCCAACTTCCTAAGGATGGCGATGTTTCTGGAACTGTCCCGCCCCCGGGGGGATGTGTCGCGGTGGAAGAAGGTATACGAACGCCTACAGCTGTTAAATCAGACATACCCACTGAAGTGCAAGGAAACGGACAAGCCAGATATACTGGATGATCCGGGTAGTATCCAGTCATTCTTGGAGGACAATGACGTGATCCTTTTAGGTCTGCATGCCTCGGATATACACACTCTAGAGAAGCGGAAGTGGGAGCTGCCGATTGACCTCTTGGTTGAAAAGGACGATATGGAGAAGACGGTTAACGCACTCTCTGCTATGTTTGAAGGGTCTGCATCCAAGGAGTTCCAGGCCACAACCGAGTTTCTACCAGGCCACCGAGACATCACCAAGAAGGGAAAGCTGATTGCGCGTGTGTTTGAATCGTCCATCTGTCACAGCTTCCACAATACCAAGAGTGGCCTCAAGATAGCGTCTATTCCGACGATCATGAACTTCTTCTTAGCATCCATGTATGCCCCCAAGCACGTGCGGGAGGAGGTGCCGATAGATCGGATGCTCTGTGCAGCCCAACGCCTCATTGATATAGCCGATGAAACGACACACAAGAGGCGGTTCAAGTTTCTGGCCCCCATTGAATGCATCGGGAAGCAACAGACGTCTACGGGCGTGCGCGAGGAACGTGCATCTCTGTATTCAGACCTAAAGAAGAACAGGAAGTCTCCCGAATTTCTCCAGTACTTTTTCTCATATGATCCCAAGACGGTCACGAAGACGCAACGCAATGCGATTCACACCCTACTGAAGAAGACTCAGAGGAAGAGACGCACATCCCGCATTTGAAACGGGACACCCGGACATGATGTGCAGCCAGGTATGACATATGAACGGCTCCGACCAGCCATTCGACCGAACAAAAAGGTCACATAGGAATCCACTCCGTTCGGGATGGTGTTCATGGGAACACCTCTCGTGAAATCTTGGTATACAAGACGACGTTTCAACTGTAGGGTGGCGTCTTGTGCATCTCTAATAAAGACAGCTGTGCTTCCTGCAACTCCATTACCAGAACTCATTTATGTCCTACACACAAAAGATGCGCTCTTGGATTGTAACTATCTTTGGGGCTATCCTGGCGGTTCTGCTGTGGACAACCGCCAAGCAGTTGCGAAGGGAGGGACTTGATGATCCAGAGTCGTCTCCCAAACGCGATGACTTCGCGAAGAAACTCAACGGCTTCAGTAACGCTATGAAACAGGCGGGGAAGACATTGAAACCCGAGGACAACCTAGAGCTGAACAATGCGATTGCCGATGCAGCAAAGCGGGCCGACTATACCCAGGCGGGTGTCTTGGTTGACTCCTTCGCGGTCAAGTACCTGTCTGGTAAAGACCCCATGTCTGTACTCACCCAGCTTGTTATGGATGCGCGCAAACGCCTATCCAAACTGGAAGGGAACTTGGAAGATAGTCGTACGAAGGGGCAGGCTGAACTTGATAAGGCAAAGAAACTGGCGAACCCCGAGAAGCTACCTCCCGCGACCGCTAACTCGTAAAATGGATCAGGACTGTATGGGGAATACATCCCATCCAAGAATGAATAACCTACCACCTTCCTTTGAGTACGAGCGAATAGTTGACCTGAACGAAGGTTACGGTCGGATTAGCTACAATGAGTTCATTAAGATGAACCAACGCCACTACGCCTCACTTAGTGAGGATGATAAGCTGTTTATAGACACGCTTAACAAACGAGTCAATCGATTTCAAGTCGCAACATGCGACATGGAGAGCTGTATTGAGTCTAGTGCAGACTTTGTATACTTCAATCCGTCGGGGAAGCTATGTATCGCATCCAGTCGTTAGAACCGACCAATGTACCACGTATTGTCGAAATAGGGAGGCAGAGGGATTTTGCTCTTGGTAGAGTCCTCGTAGGGAGCCACCGCCATCAACGTGGACACCTCCGATTGCGAGACAGAATACCTGTGATACGTGAGCGAACCAATCTGTCCTCCCCAACCACCTTGAGCAGCCACCAACACGCTTGCCTCGTTTTGCCGCGGCAGGCTCTTGAGAGTGTGGTACTTCCGGAGAACACCATCAATGTACATGTTCACAGACGTCTGATCCACGACCACTACAAAGTGAATCCACTTGCGGGCGGGCAAGTTCGGTATATCAAGTGACTCCATATCGCCGAACGTATCTACCTTCAGGATCATCGCGTTGCTGGTAGGGTCCAGGTACAACCCGGGACACTGTGTTTTGAAGTCGGGCGTTCCCTTCGTAAAGACACACTTCAGTTCTCCTTGACGGTACATCCAGTCTTCAATGAGAATCCAGCCCGAGTAAGAAAAGGTAAGGCCCTGCGGTTCATCCTTCGACACCTCAACCTGCCCCTTGAACGTAGAGGGGTTCCGCGCATCTGCGATGGGTCCAACGATGGTAACCGTTCGTGCCTGTCCGAGTGCAACGCTTCGGCTAGAGAGGTACTGTATCACCAAATACAGAACGACTCCAAATGCTACTAATGCGGCTACAATAGCCAGCCAGTTCATATTGTTCATCTACGAGAAAGAAGCTTTAGAAATCCGAGTCTGGACGTTGAGGTATACATACGTCGGCGGTCATATAAACGTTTGTCCTCGCTATACGATACCTGATTCTTGATGTACAATGCATCGGGTCCCTTTCCGGTTGCAAGTGGATGGTCGTGCTTAATAAGCACTGTCGGTATAACAGTGCATTGCATTGGATGGCTTTTGCACCAGTCGGTTACTTCGTTGTCGCAGAAGAACGACTTGTACTCAGGGTAGTACATGTATCCCCACCGTTCATACCGAACGCGCCCGAAGATATTGAGTGTATTGAGGATCCCGTTCTGGAGCCCATCATAGACCCACACAACATGATCTAGACTCTCGTGCATCCCAGATCGTATACGGGTATCGTATCCACGAACAATGGGGATCATATCGTCACTGACCAAGATGACGATATCCCATTCCCAGTCCACTTCCTTCATATCGGCATTACACGCCTCTATCTTGGTCTTTGAAGTCCCAAAACAGACCTTCTTCCAGGCAACGGAATCCGGAAGGTCCTTCTCTGAAAAACCTCCCATTGATACGTCATCACTATCCGCAGTGACTAGGATTCCTAGTGACTCCGGATGGTCTGCAAACTCAACCCACTTGTAGATCGTATCTACAAACCGAGCCCTTCGCTGCCGGGTCGGACATTTCAGGAGGATCTTCATTGTGTATGGTCGCTGATTCTCTTTAATCCTTTTCCGGACGAGGATGTCCGTTCACACACTTGTCCCAATCATGCGAATAGGGTCCGTGACCACATACGGGGCAATCCCAATACCAGAGAAACATGTTATGAGCAACACTGCATAGTCCACGTGCTGTCCATTTTAGTAGACGAACTCCTTCACCTTGACTCCCTTGTTGTCAAAGATCGCAAACTTGGCGGTGTACCCAAACAGATCTCCGGTGAGCTCACTATCGTCTGACTTGTTATTCAGGGCGGTACAGGGGGTTCCCGTTGAATAGAAGAGGGACGCATCAGCGGGCAGTAGCATCCGACCGTATGTCGTGATATCGCACAGGCTCCCCGAGAACCCACCATCCACTCCGAGTACGACATCTCCAGTGACCGGGCGGGGGACTCCGGGGAGCACACACGACTTCACCAACTTACCGTTGAGGTAGATGTCCAGGTTACGCTGGAACACTGTTACGGACAGAGAGAACCAAGTCTGCAGAGGAACGTTCTCAACACTGCAGGTGAACGTGTCTCCGGTTGAGCTACCTCCCTGATTGGCTGGGGCGGGCGTGCTTGTAGGTGCATTTGCGTCTGACGGGAACAATGATACCGTCACATTCAACGTGTTATCAACGGGGGACAAACTAACCTTCGGTCCAAAGGCATTTTTAGCAGACGGGTCAATACGCTGCAGAACGACCTTCTCAGACCCAAACCGGTAATTCCAGTCCTTGATGAACAACCATGTCTGCAGTCCGTAGTCTTGGACCCCCGGTGGGATATCGGCTCCCGTAATGTTCGCACCGACCTTACCGTCGTACAAGGTAGTCTGAGACGTTAGCTTATTGTAGAGGGGCTTCCAGGCACCGGATGCGCTGTTGTAGACGTACCAGTACACCCCATACAATAGGGCACCCACGATAGCAATGCCAAGAATCCAGTAGAGATATACAGACGGGCCGGACGACGTTGCTGCATCTGCCATCTTTGTATTGACTCTCGGAAAAATGGACATAGACACACTCTGTCTAACTAAGGTAGATGTATTGCAACAATTGTGGACTAAGAGGACATGTCTTTCGGGACTGCATAGACCCGATCGTATCGTGTGGGATCATTCTGGTCTCCGGGTCCGATCACTTACCGGTAGATACAAGCACGTGCCAAGTTCTGGTCATTCGCCGGAAGGATAGCATGTCATTTAGCGAGTTCCTGCGTGGAAAATACTCGAATCATAGCGCGGAATACCTGGGTATGCTACTCGAGAACATGACCCAGTACGAACAGAACTTGATACGTACAAACACCTTTGATACGCTGTGGAACCGACTGTGGGGCTATGGCGTTGAACATCATTACAATGAGTACGGTCCAGCGAAGCAATGCTTTGATGCTCTGGACGTACCCGCTTTACTCAAACAGTACCCCTCACGGTACATAGACCCCGAATGGGGATTCCCGAAAGGACGCCGAATTCGGTGCGAGACTGACTTGGAGTGCGCTATTCGGGAGTTCTACGAAGAGACAAACATCCAACGCGATGCCTATACCATCGTAAAGAACGTCATTCTATCCGAGACGTTCCGGGGAACCAATGGGATCCTCTACAAGCACATATATCACGTCGCGATCGTACAGGACCCCTCCAAGATCCAGATTGACCAAAAGTTCACCGTCATGCAACGACGTGAGATATCCGCAATTGCTTGGAAAACTATTGATGAATGCCAACAGCTCACACGACCCCACTACATTGACCGACCTAGGATGCTGAACGAGCTTCGCGACTTCTTGAGCACATTTGAAACACATGCGATGAGCATGGAACAGTAATTGCCTGCATAGATACAATATGAATACCCAGTGGATCATGACTGCGAGCATAGCATTCGGCGTGCTCTTCGTAGCAGGTGTCATCATGTGCCTGGCTGGTACCTTTTTCTACTGTGAGATGATTGACATTGTAGCGTCCCTGAAAGAGGCTGCATACTTTGCCCTCTGGCCCGCTCTGTTTTCCATACTGTGCTACTTTGTACCCGCTATCGTCCGTCCGTTTGAGAATGTACTGCGCGATACCTTCGGCGTCTCCCCCACGATGGCCCCCGTCTTAGGCTTGGGGTACGTCATGATGCTTATTGCTTGGATTACGGGTGCTCAGGCAATCGGGAGTATCCAGAAGACCGTGTGTATCCCGACGGTAGACGAGGTGGCTGCCTTCAAGGCCTACTTCCAGAACAAGGCGGTTGCTAAGGACGCAGACGAATCAAAGCGGGACATCACTCAGAAAACCGAAACTTCGCCCCAAACAGCGTAATGCAGTAGGCTACGACTGCAATGATAAAGATCCACCACCATAGCGGGAATATGGTAGCCTCCCGACTGGTTCCAAATGGACGAATCCGTCCCTTCTCCCCAAACGCGACGGAAGGACGTATGTACAGGAACGCCGCGACTAATATCAGATAGATTGTGATCATCCAAAGACGATGGTTTTCGCGGAATATCGGCCCCATTATCAAATCGCTACGAAAAACAATGGCGTTTGTTCTTCCGAATCGGAAGGCGTTCGCAGACCATGTAGCACGAATCTTCTTGAAGTACCGAAAAATTGACAAAGACCCCCTAGATGAAGCCGATACGGAGGCTGATCTATGTGCACGTCAAGGCGACATGTCCAAGGGAACGGGCAAACTGTTTCCGTACCAAGCTCTGGTGCGAGACTACATCGCCCTGGAGTCTCCGTATCGTGGACTGTTGCTGTACCACGGACTCGGCTCAGGAAAGACGTGTTCGTCTATCGCAGTCGCAGAGGCGCTCTTGAGTCAGAAGAAGATCATCATTATGCTCCCGGCGTCTTTGCAGGACAACTTTCGGGGGGAGATCCGGAAGTGTGGCGACCCCATCTTTCGACGTGAGAACAACTGGAATGAGCGAGTGATTCGGAGTGATACTGACCGGGAAGATGCGAAGGCATTGGGAATCTCAGATACCTTTCTGGGTCGCACGGCGGGGCGGTTCTTTGTGACGAATCCCGGACAGCCTTCTAATTTCGCTACGCTGCCGGCTGACGTCCAGACCCTGATTGACCGCCAGGTTGACGACATCATTAACCAGCGGTTCTCCTTCATCAACTACAATGGACTGACACGTGATGCGGTGAACAAGCTGCTGGCGGAAGGGAATCCCTTTGAGAACAGTGTGACCATCATTGACGAGGCTCATAACCTGATTAGCCGTGTCTCCAACGAGTCCGAGATTGCAAGTCCGATCTACAATGCCATTCTGAACTCCCCTACAACCAAGGTCGTTGCACTATCGGGTACCCCTGTTATCAATTCTCCACGTGAAGTCGCCATTCTCATGAACCTTCTGCGCGGATCCATTGAGCGCATTACGATTCCTACCAAGGTAGAGGGGTCATGGGACGAAATGAAGATGACAAACGTCCTGCGTGGTATCCCGGAAGTGGATACGATAGAGTTCAACGCAACCAAGAAGGCGATTCTGCTGACCCGTAATCCCCCTCAGTTCCGAAGTGTGTACAACGAGAAGGGAACGCGGACGGCGGTGCAATACGTCAAGGAACTCGAGTTCGTGAAGGACCCTCTTGCATGGGTTCAGTCTCTTCAGAAGCGATTGGAGACGGAACTCCCGGGCGTGGAACTGCAGATAGAGCGTGTGACAACCGAAGCATTGGAATGTCTTCCGTCCAAGGCAGAAGAGTTTGATGCGACCTTCCGTGATGGACTCAATATCAAGAATCCCATCCTCTTTATGCGTCGTATTCAAGGATTGGTATCCTACTTCAAGGGCGCCGATGAACGGATGCTTCCCAAGCGGATTGAAGATGACAAGATGCTGGAGAAGGTTGTGATGTCGAGCGAACAGCTGGGTATCTACTTGCAGACCCGCTTCCAAGAGATTCAGCGTGATGCGAAGCGTCGGACCCTCAATGACGATGGAGGTACCTATCGTGTCGGAACCCGTCTGATCTGCGACTTTACAGTCCCGTCGGAAGTGCGTGATACGTCAGAGACTGCCGCCGTAAACGAGAATGCCGTTCCAGACAAGAAGGATCTCCTTGAGAAGATCCGTGCAGAATCCGCAAAGTACCTGACAGAAGATGCTTTGGCAAAGTGGAGTCCCAAGATGTTACGTATGCTCCGAAACCTCAGAGACAGTCTGCAAGGAGATGCCCGTCGGAGTCAGTTTGTGTACTCGCAGTATCGGTCACTGGAAGGATTGGGAGTCTTCTCGGCGATTTTGGAAGCACATGGGTTCCAGCGGTATCGCATCACTAACGAGGGGGGTCAATGGAAGGAAGACCAAGGAATGGAAGATAAGCCGGCGTATGCGTTCTACACTGGCGAAGAGAAGGCAGAAGAGCGCGAGATGATGCGTCAGATTTTCAACGGGTCGTATACCGACACCTTCCCACAATCACTGAAGGACTCTATTACGGCCCGCGGAAAGAAGCTCTTGTGCGTTCTCCTGGCATCCCGGTCAGGTGCGGAAGGTATTACACTCGCCAATGTCCGCCACGTGCACATTATGGAACCCCATTGGAACCCTGCTGTTACCGAGCAGGTGATTGGTCGTGCGATTCGTATCTGCAGTCACGCTTCCTTGCCTGTATCGGAACGGACGGTTCGTGTGTCCTACTATTTGACTGTGATTCCTGAGAGCGCCAAGACGGGAACCGACAACAACTTGGTGTTCATTCGACGTACCGATATGGAGCTCAAGCGGTACGAAGGCGATCCCCCGCAGGAGACCTTCATGAGTACAGATGAACACCTGTACGAGATATCCTATGAGAAGTCAGAGTTAGCAAAGCGCATTACAACCCTCCTGAAGCAGGCTGCAGTAGACTGTGAGATTCATCGTCGGCTTCACTTGAAGAACGAGCCGAATCTGGTGTGTATGCGGTTTGATTCGTCGGTATCGGGCGAAGACCTGGCGTTCAAGCCGAGTATTCTTTCAGACGAGCGCGATGTGACTTACTTGAAGAATAAGACACAACGAAGTCGGACACTGGAGAAGCTGATGGTCAAGGGATGTTTGATGTTGAGGGATCCCGTTACGAAAGAGATCTTTGACGTCTCTGCCTTTGATGATAAGCAGCGTCTCCTATTGTTGGGGCGTCAGATTTCAGAGCGACAGATTCAGTGGATCACACAATCGCCATGTTCATAGACAGCAAGTCCTCCAGGAACTCAGCACACACATCTGACCACGCCGGGAAGGGGGTCTGCGAGATGATGGTACGCAACTCTGCTCCCTTATTGATCGCAAGCTCCATACCCGCCGTCACGTCATCTGCGGACGCGACCTGACCAAACAATCCAAGTGGCATTGTCTGGCTGTGGTACAACCGCTGAGACGTCGGGATCACGACTGCTCCACCGTTCAGGAACTCATAGCTACCGACGTCCGTAACAATCTGCGGTGCACCCGTCTGAGCATGCTCCAACTGACAGAGACCAAACCCCTCGCCATCGGATGTGTTGATACCAAAGTCGGCGGTATTGTAGAGCCGGTTAATTGCCTCATCGTTGAAAAGCGTCTGACCACCCGTATCCACCATAATCATCCGGTCAGCAACATCAACGATATTTAGGTTCCGAATCATACACTCGGACATGAAGATACGACGAGGGTCATAGAAGGCGCCCGTACGAGGATCGGTTCCGGTAGCCAAAATCAGGTAATACTGTGCACCTGGGTACTTTGCGAGAAGACCCACAAAGCCCTGAATCGTCAGATCCAATCGCTTCCGCTCCGTATTGCGATTGCAGTTCAGGAACACCACGCCATTATCGGGAATCTTGAGCTCTGCGCGCAACGACTTCTTCTGAGGCAGTGGCTTGAACACATCAGGATCTGCCGCGTGGCCCAAGACCTTGACAACAGCCTGTGTTCCTCCGGGGAAATACCCTTGGTACACATCCTTCCACTTTTGGGTGAATGTATACACGCGCTCTGCATTCGTATCAATCGCATCCATGATGGGCTGCACAATCCCCATGTACAGCTGATCAAGATAGACCCAGACCTTGAACGTGTCGGTACCCTTCTTGTACCCAGAGACTTCAAGGAACCTGGCCACCACCAGAGGGTCGTTGTAAAAGATCACCAGCTTGGGATCCACTGTCTCAATGTACTCGCGCAACTGCTTGTAGCCAAACCCCTCCTCCCGCGGGTCCTCAGCCGCCGCTGCATCGTGTGCAACAACTCCCTTGGGAACCTTTCGGAGACCCACACGACCGGGGTGGCGCTGAAACCCGTAATGGAATAGCTTCACCGACGGCTGAAGTGTCGCAATCTGTTGGATTAGGTTGTGGGCCACCTTCGAGTACCCAGTGATTTGATCCACGTGTGTGCTGACAAGAATCACCCTCATTTGAATGAATGTCTCGGCATGTTAGTAAATGCCTGTCAGCAGCATAAACCTCTCTCCGCAGGATATCCTAACGCAGAAGAAGCGTCAACTTCTGACTCGTCGTACCCAGTCGACTGGTCTGGTTCCGTCGCAACTCCGTAATCGGTTCGTATCTATGGACCCGCCCACCACGTACAATAAGTACGCATCAACGGCCGTTGCAATCATGGCTGGTCATAGTCTGCAGATAACACCTGCATATGCGGGGGGTACGTATAACAACCGAATCACATTGGGAACTGCCCCGTGTTGTTCGTCATAACAAAAGCCTTCCTATAAGGATAGACAAAGATGCCCGGTGGTCTTCTACAGTTGGTAGCAACCGGTGCCCAGAACCAACTTTTTAACGGAAACCCAACGTTTACGTTATGGAGGACGATGTACAAGCGCCATACCAACTTTGCGATGGAGTCTGTTCGTCTCGAGTTTGAGAACACGAGTCTTCAGTTTCCGTTAGTAGGCGGACCGTCATCATTCCGATGCAAGGTCAAGCGTGTGACAGATCTCTTGCACGACTGCTATTTCTGCTTCAACTTGCCGGATATTTGGTCACCACTGTATTCATCCACTGGGAGCCCGCGAGACAATGCTCCTGGCTACGAGTTTCAGTGGATTGAAAACATAGGGTACAACTGTATTGAAAGCGCGGGTGTGTACATCAACGGTACAAAGATAGTAGAAGCGCCCGGTGAATGGTTCAAGCTGTATTCACACTTAACATACGACGCAACGAAGAGGGCGCTCATCGATAAGATGGTTGGGAATGTACCCGAATTGTACGATCCCCAGAATTCGTTTGGGCGTATGTACCAGTACCCCCACGCAGTCAAGATCTTAAAGCTCGGAGTACCTGACATTCCGGTTGAGCCCTCTATCCGAGGCCGTCAGGTTATCGTCCCTCTTCACTTCTGGTTCTGCGAGAATCCGGGGTTTGCCCTGCCTCTCATCGCGCTTCAAGGTGGAGAGGTGGAGATTCGGCTGACACTCCGTCCCGTCTATCAATTGTTCACGATTCAGGACGTGAAAGGGAAGTACGACGGAGGACGAATCGCAGCTGATCCTGTGAACTACAATATCACAACGTTCTTGAGCCCACCTGACATAAATGGGACGCAGACGAATTCAACAATCGCCAACTGGTTTCCCGATCCGTACATTGAAGCAAACTATGTGTACCTGACGGAGGGGGAGCGTGCTCAGGTATCGGCTGCAGATCAGAGCTATATGATCAAGGAGGTCCGGCACGTTACCAAGGGTACCCAGTATGGTCCAACTGATATGGAGCTTCCCATGCACAATATGGTGTCTCGTGTCGTGTGGGTTGCTCAACGAAGTGACCGGTACAAGTACAACGACTATGATAACTACACAAACTGGCAGAATCGCAATCGCCGTCCAATGGCCAACTTGTTGGGAGGGTATACCAACCCATATCTGCAACTGACATCGGGGGAACTCGTGCCTCAATCGCGAGCACAGCGGGATATCGTGTTGGAGTCTACGATTCTGTTAGACGCTAAAGAACGCCTGACTCCAAAGAACAGTGACTATTTTGGACTCATTCAGCACTGCAAGCATACTCCAGGTGACATAACGCCTCTCCCAGGTGTCTACATGTACTCATTCTCAATGAACCACGATGCCGTCCAGCCGAGCGGAGGACTCAATGGGAGTCTGATCAACAAGGTCATTCTGCGTAGCACCTTGATTCAACCGGTTCCAATCGCCATAACGAATCAGACCGTGCTACCGACATCTGTGTGCGTCTACAAGAGTACCGTATTCAATCCCAATCCAACCCCAGTTCCTGCTAATTTGGCAGTAAACACGAGTGATGTGATCACGATTATTACCCGGGGAGCCGAGAACGTAATCTACGATTACACGTACACGATGACTGCATATATTGAGTCGTACAACGTCCTGCGCATCGTGAGTGGTCTCGCCAATCTTGTCTTCGCATCTTAGTAATGTTGGTGATCAAGGAAGCGAATTACGGGATTGGATCGTCAACCGCCGATGTCACTCGTCAGCTCCAGTCGCTGGTAAACGAGAATACGATTGACGTCAAAATTGGCCCCGATACGATGGGGACAGATCCTAGTATCGGAGACAAGAAGAGCCTTTCAGTGGTATACTTGGTAGACGGGCAAGAGGAACAGAAGACCATTGATGACGGTAGCATGTTTGCGGTGTATAACAAGAGTGCTACCAACGAAGAGAGTGATCCGCGCAGCCAACTCGGGAATGCTACATCGGGTATTTACTCGTCTATCATCGGGGGGCTCAGTATCTTTCTGCACCTCCTGGGTGTCGGAATTGCCTACAAGGTAGGAACGGTTGCGTTTGGGTCTATCTTCGGGTACATCCTGACTGCATTGGCTCTGATCATACCGTATTTTGGCTTATGGGCAATTCCTATCCTGGTGTTCTTCTACAGGTTCTTCAAGACATCTGATATACAATTTGTGAGTGCATGAGTAATGCACTTCAGCCTGCCCTATTTCTTTGCAGGGGCTCTCATCGGAATGTTGATATCGGCAGTAATGTCGCCACCAACACGAACTGTAAAACGCGCACCGACACCTAACGACCCCACAACGTACAAGGTGGGAGAGGGATGTATTCGCGCAGTTGCATCCGAAGTACCTTGTACGTCTGAAACGGACTCCCTCAATCTTCTCGCCTCTCAACACAAATGAAGATCCCACGAATCCACGTATCAGAGGTTCTTGAAAAGGGAGCCGGGATGTTCAGTTTCATCATAGGATTCGGTATAGTCGTCCTGCTGTTCCACCGTGCGTATACCATTGAGCCCGTATTGGCTGTTCCGGCAGAAGACTTGTCGCAAACGGTGTCAAAATACGACGGAAAATGCTACCGCTATCGCGTGGAAGACGCCTCATGTCAATTCTCGTCTTCGGTATAAATCATGGAAGACTCTACACCTTTGGATAGCATCCTCCCAATGCCCCAGGGACCTCAATCGGTTCCTCCCCAGCATCCGATGTCTACGTTTCAGCCGACGAATTCCCCCGTTCCCGCATCGTATTCGCCGCAGATTCCCATGCTAAAACATGCGTTCCGCGGGTTGGCGCAGTACATTGCGTTCTTTTTGGCGGCTTGTTTGATTTCGTTGTCTACGCCTCGTAGCATTTTGTTGCAACACATTCCTCATACGTATACGTCGGCAGGTGTCCCTTCGTGGACGGGCGTGGGCGTCCTAGGATTGGCAGCAGTTGCCCTTTCCTATGTGTTGAGCACTCTGATAGGAGCGCTCGTTTAAAGCATAAGTGCCATCTTTAGGACGGCACCCGTTACAACGATGGGGAACGCGATTGCGGCTGCTATAAACAGCCCAATCATGATTCCCCACGCGCACAGAAAGCGCACCGGTGCGAAATACCACGTATCGTCTTCGAATATCTTCTGCATTCTGTTGCCCTTAGAATTGGGCGCGGTGTCTCATCCATTTTAGGGTACTTTGTAGTCATACTATAATGCAGACCATCGAGTTCGCGAAGCTGGCATTTCATAGAAACCCGTCCAGGGGATGGCGTGATGATCCAATTGCCTGCCTGTATCCCCGCATCTATGTTGGGGCAGGCTGTCAATTCACTCCGGAACTAGCGAAGCGCGGTAACTTTACACACGTCATCAATTGCGCAACTGCAGACGATGGTCCCCAGTGGTTTTCTCAAGAACACCCCGATAAGTATGTCGTTCTGAATGCAGTGGATGCACTGGATGCCAATATCCTAGACTGGTATCCTCTGTTCGAACAAATCATGTTCACCTTTCTGAGGGATCCTCAGAGTCGGAACATATACGTGCATTGTCAGTGCGGAATCAATCGGTCTGCATTCTTGGCGATTGCCTTCGTGTGTCGTACCTTTGGATTTCATCTGAATACACTTGCACACTCAATGGTCTCACAGCGTCCTTGTGCACTCTCAAACCCAACATTCTGGAGGCAGGTAAGTGACTTTGTAAAAACTCCTGCTTGAAAGCATGGCGGCTCTCACCAATGACGTGTGGACCAAATTAGGAAAGGCAAAGGACAACTTGGTTGGTCCTACGTACAGCTATACAGACCGCGTCCCTCCACCACAAGCGCTGGGCATCGGAGAAGACGGCAATTTCGGTCAGATATTCACGAACGTGCGAGGAGCGTTCGCATACACAGGTATTATGGGATATGCAGATCAACCGTTAGGCGATAGTTATCTTGTGAATACCGCTGGTATGTGTGTGTCTCCGTCGGGGAAGCTTGAGAAGCGTATGGCAATGATTTCAAACATACCGGCACCTGGTATCTTAGGACAGGGTCTTGTGGGAGGAGCAGCCGGAGACGTTCTTGCGATGGATCCGACTCTTCTGTTCAAGGCAATTGCTGGGGATCCAACGCCTGCATGTCAGAAATACAAGTGCAATGTCACGAACCAGATGAACGGTACAACTGGGTATATGGCTCCAAGTCTAACTCCAGATATGAAAAAGGGGGGTTGTGTCATGATTCCAGAACCCGAAAACCCCGACGGAGCGCAAGCAGCCACCATCAAGTCACTGCAGACTCGTGTGAATGAACTCCGGAAGCTCAAGAATGACAATCCGAACATCAAGAGCTACAAGGTTGAGCTCGCGAAGAAGGAGAGTGCACTTGAACAAGCTCAGACGGAACTGGCTGGTATGGCAGAAGGGCGCACAAAGTATGCTGAGCTGACCAAGGAAGGGTTTGAACTCATGAATACACCGGGAATCGGTGGATTAGGAGTTGCAGCTCTCCTTATTGCAGTACTCGTTTTCACACGTTCGCGTATGTAAAGTGTATATGGACAACTTTCGCGTGAGGCGAGTGCGGGAGCAAGCTGCGCAAAAAGCAGGGACACTGGACTCCGTTCATAGGGAGGTAGTCCAGCAGATCCGAGAACAGTCAAAAGAGAACGTTGATCAGGAGTGCGCGGCATTGCAGGAACAGATTGATTCCTTAAAGGAGCAGACAGATGTCGTCTCTATCGTCATGTGTTCCAAGTGGGAACAGGACCTTCGTGAGCTCAAACGGAAGGCGGATATGGGTGAGCAGATCAAGGACTACTACATGAAGAACATTGATCTTATGATGACCTACTATTCCGGTACGGAATCGTCGGTTCCCGTGTCGCAACCCACCAACGACAACACCTTTTCCAAGTTTCTGTCGTCCACTGCGAGTGGAGACCCCGGTGTATCTCGCAAGGGACTTCTGGATGAGTTTCTGCAGAGGATGAAGGCGTCGCATGGTCCAGAGGTTATACAGCTCATGACGGAACACTGTCATGACTGCAATGTTGCCCGCGAAGAGCTACCAACTGAAGGTATCCTTGTCTGCCCCAAGTGTGGTTCCGAAGAGTATGCGATGATTGTCAGTGACATGCCGTCGTTCCGCGACCCCCCGAAGGAGCGCAACAACTACGCGTACAAGAAGATCAACCATCTCAATGAAATTCTGAACCAATTCCAGGCCAAGGAGAGTACAGTGATTCCAGATGATGTCATGAACGAGGTCGTTCTAGAAATCAGGAAGCGTCGTATCACCAATATCGCCGACCTCAACGAGAAGGATGCACGCGAGATTCTGAAGAAGCTAGGGAGGAGCAAGTACTACGAGCATGCCGCCCATATCCTGTCGCGTCTGAACGGCAACCCACCGCCAACCATTACCCCGGAGATTGAAGAGAAGATTCGCACGATGTTTCAGGAGATTCAGGCACCGTTCCTGCTGTACTGCCCCAATGACCGCACCAACTTCCTGTCGTACAGCTACATCCTCTTCAAGTTCTTTGAGCTACTGGATTTGGATGAGTACAAGGTCTACTTCCCTCTGCTGAAATCGCGCGATCGGTTGATTGCACATGACCAGATATGGAAGAAGATATGTGACTACCTGAAGTGGGAGTTCATCCAGTCCGTGTAAAATGGATCTGCATCCTGTCGGGACGTCTATCCCACCCCCACAATACAATGTCACGCATCCAAACCGCAAATATCCCGAGCTACACTATGAATCCCGAGTATGAGTCCTCTACGGAGGCAGATATGGACAGTTCATCGGATTACGATCCGAAGCAGAAGCAGGTCGCTGCGCCCATCAAGGCGAAGCGTCCTAAGAGCGCGCGCCGCAACCTCACCGAAGTAACCAAAAAATTAGACGGCGTGTTTGAAGACGAGGGGCACATATTTGAGCCAGTCCCCCAACAACCGGCCCGCGACATGATTCGCGTCCGTATGGAAATGAACGACCTGAACTTTGCGACGCCGCCCATGGACGACTCCTTCATCGACCTGAAGGAGGTGGTTGGCGCGTCCTGGGTGCACGGCTCGAAGCGCACGCTCGTGCTCATCTTCCGCAACGGCGGGAAGATGGACGCTGACGACGACGGCTTCCTCTACTACGCGAGCGGCATCCGCACCAAGACCGGGTACCACACCGGAACCTGGAAGCGCCCGACTGACCTGACTGACATCTGGCGCTTCCTGACGCGCAAGCTGGAGTTCGGCAACTCATCCGTGTGGGGTACGATGTTCTAAGCAGATGCATCCGTAACAACTTTTACGTTTACATGCATTGCCTGCATCTCCTGCATGAAGAGACGCATCGTATAGGGCATCTGAAGCTCCCGTTGTTCATGCTCGGTATCTGCATCTAACCGTCCAGTCTCCGGTTGGTACACCAATGTCGTTCCATCCGAACGCTTCATCATACTTTCTTGCGCAAACGAGGAAACCCCGTGCGCCAAGAGAACATCGCGTTCCATCTCTCCAATACGGAGACCACCGTCATTCGACCGTCCCTCAGGGGGCTGATGGGTCATGCTTTGACGAGCACCCGTATCACGGTAATTGATTTTGTCCTCCACCATCTGCTTCAGACGCATGTAGAACGTAGGTCCCACAAAGATGGGAGTATCAATCATCTCACCTGTCTGACCACTGTACATCATCTCACTGCCATAGGACTCGAATCCAAGCTGCACCATCAGCTTTGCCGTATCAGGAATACGATTGGATACCGTAAAGGGCGTTCCGTCAGTCAGAGCACCCTGCTTGACTGCTATCTTGTTGCAGGTACTCTCCAGAAGCTGTCCCACTGTCATACGGGTTGGGATTGCATGCGGGTTCACGATGATATCGGGACGCACACCACGACGATTGAAGGGCATATCCTCCTCTTCCACGATAGCTCCAACAGTACCCTTCTGTCCGTGACGTGATGCAAACTTGTCCCCTAGGGTCGGTGTCCTCCGCTCCGCCAATCGAATCTGGATCCCCAAGAGTCCGTCGGATGTACGGTAGCGGTATACTGCATCCACCCGCCCCCGCTGACCGCGCTTCGGTAGAATACTGACATCCCGGTAGGACTGCACGATTCCATCCGGATTGGAGATGGGCGATACGAATCCCACCAGGACAGTGGTGGTATCCACATCAGACCCCTCCTTAATGATTCCGTCGGCATCCAGTTTGGAATAATCAGCATCCGGCTTGCGCTTAACATCTGCCCATTTGTCCAGCAGTAGATTGACTGCCTGCGTATGTGTCTGCAGTGCACTATCGATGACCTCCTCTTCGTATTTGTAGGAATGGAAGTACGTGGTATCAAACAGTCCCCGCTTGAGAGATCCGCGATTGAACAGAACACTATCCTCCTGATTGAACCCGCCGTATACCATGATAGCAACCACCGCATTCTGTCCATACGGCATACATCCAAAGGCGTGCTGGTAGATCCAGTTCTGGGCGATAGGACGTTGGGGTGCATTCAGGATGGTCGCAATCGTATCAAAGCGCTTCTTGAAGTTTGTATTGTACCAGCCAACTGCCTGCTTCTGTTGCTGAGCAGCCGAAAACATATTGCGAGTCCCCGCATTGTGATCCGAGAAGGGAACAGCAGCAGACGATGGGGCGTAATTGAAGGAAGGGTGAATCTCAGAACTCAGTTTGGGGTGGAATGGAAGCATAGAGAGACGAGTGGTCTCCGTCTCGGACGCATCAATCCAATCGAAGAGCTCCTCCGATGCATCCCATGTCTTGGCGGACATGACATCCTTGGGGATTGTTCCTTCGCGATACACAGGACGGATAGGGCGTCCTGAATCCGTGAAGATGGTATAGATGTTATCCAGTCGGTTCCACGACAGGGAGACAAAGGTATCAATCAGCCCCTCGCGCCGATCCTTCATCAACTGCTTGTGGAAGGCTTCCGTATCCACCGGGATAACACCGACCAAATCGGCATTCAGAAAGAGACGCGTCCAAGACGGATTCCAGACAGCAGGATGAATCATTGCCAGAGGCAACAACCCCTTGGTTGAGATGAGTTCATACACCTTGCTACTGAGAGACGGCGTAGCAAGACGAGCAAGAGTTGTAAACGACTTGATGAACCCGATCGACTTCCCGTCGGGACTATCAATGGGACACACCAGACCGTATTGACTGCAATGCAGACGACGCGGTTCGGCGATGTTCAATGTCTTATCCATCTGAAGACTGATACGGCGCAACTGGGAAAGAGTGCTGTAATACGAGAGACGAGACAGTTCCTGCGATACACCATCCTGCCCACCCCACTGCGACTTGTGTGACTTCTCAAAGGTTTTCAACACCTCACGTGTCGCCCAGAATGCGCCCAGAGTCTCAGGCTGCAGAAGATCCACTAGTTTTGCACCTGCATAGGTACTGGCTTCATACGTCAGACGCTTGTCCATTAGGGTCAACATCTTCCGTGCCAATTCCTTGTAGATGCGCTTGAACTCCTGGAAGTACAGGTCACCTGATGAGTTGAGACGCTTGAACTTGAAATGCTCGCGGTCGGATGGCGGTATCTTATCGAGAGTCAGATCCAGCGCCATCCTCGTCAAGTGTCCGAGAGTATACGCCTTTCGGCGGAACAGGGCAGCTGCATCATCCCCGCGCGACTCTACGTGAGGAAACAGGGTGGTGTGCAGAGACTCTATGACCTGCGACAGACTCTGGGTACGAGTACGAGACGCAAGGAGCTCAGCGGATGTCTTGGTATCCCGAAAGACATGGAAGGATAGAATGAGTTCCGTCATGAGGTCGTCGTATGCTGTGCGCTCCTGCTCGGGGACCCCTGCAAGAATGACGTCATACAGATCCTTATCGGTTACGACCCCCAACGCCTCAAAAACAGCAATCAACGGTACAGGTTGGTCATACCCTGGTAACTGAATGAGTGCCAACCGCTTGCGGCGGTACTTTGTACGAGGAGGAATGATCATGAAGTGAGAGAAGGGACCTGTTGCTCCATCCTCGGAGATGGAACGGATAGCTGCATAGACCTCTGTCTCTGAATCGTACTCTGGTGAATCCACCTTGAACGCCGGAGCATGTTCTACGAGGGTCGGCTTTCCATTCGCACTGGACGACACGTTCTTGCGCTTTCCGGTATAGTACATGTTGTTTCCAAGTAGTTCTTGTGTCAGGAGCACACGTTCCGAACCGCCAATGATAAAGTAGCCACCCAACTCAAAGTGACACTCTCCCATCGTAAAGGCTTCCGATGGTTCCAATTGGGTCAAGTAGCAAGGACGACTCCGAAGCATCAACGGAATCTGCCCCAACAGAAAGGACGGAATCTCATGTGTCGTTGTCTCCTTTCCAACGGTCGTCTCAATGACAACCTTGACTTCTATGTCTAGACTGTATGTCCTCCGATCCAGTCGGCACATATGGGGCACAATAGAGGTTCCGGCATCATCCCGAGGGGGCTTATAGTCTATTTCATCACCACCCTTGCCTCCCAGGTACACCCGAATGATACGGTCGTCTCCCAATTGGAGTGTCAGCGGATTGGACGCCTTCAACAGACCTGGAATGCGGGTGAACAGGAAGTCATCGTAGGAGTCCAGGTGATGCCGAACCAATGGAAACCGGGTGTCTCTGAACAATCTAGTTAGAAGAACTCTCGGGATCTCCATTTTCTCGTTAGTCAGATAAGATGGCAGACCCAGGTATCGCAGAAACGGTAGATACTATCGGTGCAGACGTGAATGAAGTCGGGGAAGCAGTCGATTCGGGAGCAACGAAGCTACAGAAGTCAATTGGAGAGGTGTTGAGCGATCCCCATTTTTGGTACGAGATGTCCATGCCCTTCTTTGTCACGATATTGGCTGGCGTCATCATATTGGCTCTCGTTCATTGGCAGGAGACCATCAAGATCTTTAGTCTCCCAGGGGCAATCCGAGATGCCATCATCGCGGTCATCACATTATGCTTTCTGATTTTCGTGTACCTCTACATTCTGCAGCCTGTCATTCAGATTCGGAAACGAACCACCATTACACAGCTGTGTCCTGACCGATGGGACTACAATCCTAAGACATCCTTGTGCGAACCAAAGTATACCACGACATGCCGACCCTTCAACCCGAAGAACCCCGGTCTCCAGTCGTTTGCCGCACAGTGTGACCTAGCATTGGCGTGTGCAACGGATTGGGGTAAGAAGTGTATGTTGTAAATAGTTACAGAGTACAACGGATACAAGAGTATGTGGACGGAAACTCGCAGACCACGGTTGTTTTCGGATATAGTTGGACACACAGACGTAAAGGAACGATTGACGACCTACCTGAAGAATCCACCCTTTACCAAAGCCTTTGTACTGACGGGACCCCCGGGTATCGGTAAGACCACATTGGCACTCGCTGCAGGGAACACGTTTGGATATGATGTCAACGAAATCAACGCCAGTCAGGCAATGCGTTCCTTCAAGGATGTTGAGACCCTGAGAGACTCCAGTCGGAGTTCTATCAGCGTATCATCGTTATTGCGCGGGGAGAGGAAGCGTATCTGCTTGGTATTGGATGAGATAGACGGTTCAGATCCTCATGCACAGCGCAAGTTATCGGAGTGGTTATCAAGTGGGTCTCTTGCTATACCCGTGATATGTACGTGCAACGAGATCCCCTTTCTATTCAAAAAGGCAGGGATTGAGATTCTGCGATGTTTTCCACCGAAGCTCTCGGAAATTCAGACGTTATTCCCGGAACAGAAACTGGATGAACTGGTGGTCTCCTGCAAACACGACGTTCGGCAGTTGTTCCAGCGTCTTCAGTACGGTGAATCCGATCAGCTCCCGAAGGCACCCTCTATTTCGCTCAAGTGGAGCCCGGAGGTTTTGCACATAATACGGCAGCGAACGTGGACCGAAACTGATCCCATACTTGGGCAGACTTGAACCATGTCATACGAGCGACCATCTTGCCATTTGCCGAATTCACATCGGTTGCCAAGAACTGGGCCGCCTTTGTACGTACCTGGCTCTTGTCTACGGTATTCTCTGCGTGCCCCATCACTAGAATACAGTCTTCGGGATCAATCATCGCCATCTTGGTCCGCCAATTGCGCATGAAGGATCCCTCTTCACCCTTGGTGAGCTTGCTGTCAAAGCTGTTCTTCTCCGCATACGCGCGTCTGATAACCCATGACGCCCCAGTTGAATGATTCTCTCCGTACGGACCCACCTTGATAATGACATTCTCGCGGACAAGGAGAAGGTATAGGGTTGAGCATCCTACATACTCACAATCAGGCTTCTCCTTGAGGGTCTTGATTGCATGAGATAGGCGGTGGGGAACGTAATAGTCATCGTCATCCCAAAACGAAACGAAATCACAGTCCGTCTTCAGGGCTTCTGCAACACATATGTTCCGAAGCTCTCCGATAGGTCTCTTTCCATCCACGTGGACATAGGTAACCAATGGATGCTCCTTGGAAACCTCCCACGATTGCTCGGGGGTATCGGAGTTATCAACGACAATCCAGATCAGCTGGTCTGCAGGGTAATCCTGGCGGTCAAAACAGAGACGGGACCATTCCCACGTCCATCGGCGGTTATAGGTAGGGGTACAAACGGCAATCTTCATACCTACTCGTTGTTGCTCTCTCGAATATCGTTTCTGCAGACCGGGCAACGCACACTCCGAGAGAACCACTCTGTTAAGCACCCCCTATGAAACTGATGGCTGCAGTTGCGGAGAATCGTTCCGCCTTCCGCTTCCGTGAGTGCATCCTGACAGATCGCACAGGTATCCAATGTCGTCCCCTCAGGAATAGGTTGAGATGCATGAGCAATCTGCTCGGCAGTCGGAGTAACCACAACCGACTCATTCCACCCCGGAGGGACCTGAATCTGTATGGTCGGAGCAAAGGGTTCATTCCCCGACTGCCCTTCCAGTATATTGGACACGAGCTGGTACAAGTTGTTTCGCATGTCAATGTAGTTGCTCATGAGGTCAATGTTCGGACGCCCCATACGGAAAAATCCACGGAAAGCAGCTTCCTCCGTTCGGTTAAAGTCGGCAAACATGGAGATGAGGTGGATATGTTGTTGGTTCATTGTGTATCATCGCGAGTTTACGCGTAAATCAGCGCCGGAGGAAGGCGTCCATCGGTCCGCGCTTGTGCTTCCTGAGAACGTTCTTCATGGTTTCAGAAGACAGGAAGATCAGTGAATCCAGCTGTTTCTCCTTCTTGGCTAGCAGGTCAATCGTAGCCTCCTCCGTGTTTCCATTCCGCTTCTCCAGGAGGGTATCATACACCTGCTTGTACGACGGTCTCGGCTCACGGTACCCATCCATTGACTCAATGCAGAGAGCGAACAGCTGTGCAACTGGATTCTGGATCTGATTGGTGATGTAGAACTCTACGTCGGGACGAAGGTTGTTGTGTCGGACGTAATCAATGTGGTCAATCCGATCGCCCTGCTTTCCACTCCGTCCATCCACGTAGATGTATGGGATTCGGTCGCCAACCTGTGGCTTGTTTCCAGGGTCGCGTTCGGCCATGCGGTCTGCCAGAACACGGTGGGCAATCTGTCCTGGATTCTTGTAGTCGTCACGCAACGACTTGCTGACCACATACTTCTCGATCGGAATCTTGTGTTCCAGCACCTTCTTCAAAGTATCCGTGACGAACCCCTGGGCTTTCTTGATGTCGCGGTCCAATAGCAGGATATCCAGAGCACCCCCAAAGACCTCTTTGACGATGGGCGCGTTATCACGCCGTTTCAGCACGATACCCATTGACTTGCGCTTGGCTTTGGCGGGGTTCGGGTCCTCCTCGTACATCATGCCGACGTACTTCTTGCGACAGAACAGGATGAAGGGGTAGAACGTCTTCTCGTAGCCGATGACGTACGGTTTGCGACAGAGTTCCGTGATTCTCTCAGCAGCCTTTGTGCCTAGAACGATACTGTCTCCAACATCTTTGGTGAGGAACTTGATGAATATTGAGTCTGTGTCTCCGTAGATGACCTCTCCGTTAAACTCCTCTTCCACGACCTTCTTCGCGAACAACAGCTGAGTCCGTCCAGCAGCTGTTGTGCTTGCTGCCACACAGAGACGCCGAATCGGGGATGTGCGACTTCCGGTCTGTCCATAGACCGAGTTTGCAACTACCTTGTAGGCTAGTTGAAGACCGTTTAAGACCGCCTTCTGCCCTTCGTCTGCGATAGTCTCTGCCAGCTTACGGGTTTCCTTTCGCTTCTTCAGAAGGATATCCAGAACCAGCGGGAGAATCCCACGGCTCATTGCTGCGTCCCCGGGTTGGGCGTAGGTGCAGATGGTCTTTCCGGTTACGACATCATCCTTCTTGTTGTCGTATGAGATGTCGTCCAATACGTACCCTGCCTTCCGCAGTGCTCGCATCTCGTCAGATGTCTTTCCCCAGCTCGCGATGAGCTTCCCGTCGGGGTTGAATGTCCGCTCCGACACCAGCGTATCCGGCGAGATGTTGTAGGCAATCATGTTAGTGGGGTACAATGAGTTGAAGTCTAGAACACTGATAGGTTGATCCAGGTACATGTTGATCTTCGGCTCAATGACGATTGCGCCCTCGTAGGACCAATCCTCTACGTTTGAGTTCCCATTGGGTTGCGTGCGCAGAATCTGGTTGCGCGTGGATGCGATAGACACTACCGCAGAGAAGATCTTGATTCCCTGCCCACGAAGCAGGACGAAACTCATCGGCACCTTGCATACCTCTGCCATACCCCGCGCGTTGACCAGCGTATCCAGCTTTGCCATCAGGGTCAGAACCAGGTCGCAGTCCTGAATACAGTACCGTGCAATACGCGCCCTCTCAGCTGGTCCCTGCCGATGCAGATCGAACAGCGTGTGAGCATCCACATCGTCCTTTGCGAATGTCCATTCTAGCGACTCAGGTGCATTTCGTAAGACGTCGTCCTTCAGGATGAAGTAATTGGGTCCGACCTCTTCAACGATCACCTTGTCCGTGTAGGGGTCTGTCGTATTCCCTACCGTCTCAAACTTGACGAAGTTTCGGGCGCGCAACCCCCGTGTGCTCTTTGTGTACACCTTCCTGCCCTCTACTTTCTGCACCGATCCACGCAAGAATACGGATGCGACGTTATCTAGCTTGAAGCTGTCCAGCGAATGCTCACGGCGCATGTTGAGCAGTAGGTCAATGCAGAGACGGCCGGTTGCCTTCCAGTACCGCAGGTCGTACTTCCCGGATGCGAGTTCGAACGTCTTTGAGACTAGGTGCTTGTACTGGTATTCAGGGATACGACCGAACATGACGGAGTAATGCATAAACAGACTTTCACAGCGGTCTACCAGATACCCGTCATCAAACCCAAAGGTGTTATACCCGCAGATGATGTCGGGATTCTGTACCTTCAGGAAATCAGAGAAGGCTTGAATCATTTCGCGTTCCGTGTGGAATGACTCAAACTCTGGGTCGTCCTCTACCGTACCCAGGACGAACACCTTACGGAGTGTGGGAGTCAGCAAGTCCGTGGAGTTTCGGAAGGACACGCCAATCTGAATGATGGGGTCGCCAATGAACCACCCATCCCAGTTATTGGTGAGATGTTTGATGTTCCTACTGTATAGTGCATCTACGATACCGGGCTTATTCAGGAAGTTTACAAAGTAATCACGGCTATTGGTTGTGCTTGGGGATCCCTCCTTCTCTAACCGATCGCACAATATATCAAGTAAAGACTGCGACTCAGGTGCAGTATTGATATCGTCACAAATCGCCTCAAACACATCTGCCCATGACTTCTTTGCAACAACGACTGGGTCAAATAGTGTCCTTGCTAGAGGGAACTTGCCACTCCCAGAATACATCTCTAAATCGTAGCAAGCCACCACCAGGGGAATGACGACATCTGCAGGGGCAAGCGTGGTATGCGACGCCCGAAACATGACATCCACACAGCGCTCATCATCTTCCTTCATCTCGATAGGTGTTGCCGTGCACTTGAACGGAGACCCGGGACCCAGATTGTGTTCATGAAAGATGCGCAGGAACGGAGGCAGGTCTGCCTCATATACCACACGTTTCTCGACTTGTCCCTTCAACTTCCGAAACGCCTCCATGGTATTGACCTCCAGCTTCCAGACAGCCACCGTCTCCAGCTGATTCCAACCAGCAAGGATGTCATACTTCTGCAGAACCGTCGCGTTATAGCCTTTAATCGGTTCTCCCTCCGCCCTTACGTATAAGAACGGCTTGAACCCGGTGATGCGAATGCATCCTACCCGCCCATCTTCGGTACGCCCGTAGGCGTCCACTACATACTGCTTCACTTCATCGATATATGCATCGTGCTCGTGCCAATCACACGGTTGAAACAACATTCTGCTGCCCTTGCATGGATGGGACAGTTGTCTTCCGTTTTATTCCCGCTCTCAAGTAAATGTCCACTACGGTATTGGACTGGTTTTTTGCACCGACTCGCGGGAAGAACGACAAGGTCAATACAGGAGATATTGCGAACACGAATGCACAGTCGTATGCGAACTCACGCGTTGATTCTAGCTGTGGTGGATCCATGAATCCTGCATCCACTGCAGCAGAGAGTGTGGGGCTCATTCCAACGGCGGGGTATGGAATGGCGGGTGGAGGGTGCACAGTCGATCTGAACACCGACCTGAAGTGGGGGATTGAGGGTGCGCATCGTCAGAAGGGGCCGAAGCAACTGTGGGCGCGTCCTTTCGTGACGACCCCGAATTTGGGCGGCGGTTCGCCCGGTGAGGTGGATACAGAGTCTACGCTTATCCAGTCAGCCTCCATTCGCAACCGCAAGGAGACCAATACGATTTCTGATAAGACCATCCCTCACTACTTCTCACCACTGATTGAGGACAAGGTTGCCGACTTCAAGGATCCGGATAACTGGGTGGAACCTTGGACGCATGGCGGAGATAACACTCGGTTAGTACGCTTAAAACGTGTGTCTAATAGTTAGATAAGCATGAAGATAGTCTTTTTTGAAGCATCCGTCCCAGACCGATGCGGTGCCTTCTACAGCAACCTGTGTCTGGCGCGTTCTCTCAGAGACAAAGGACATGACGTGTTCCTTGTCTCTTGTGATCAAATGGTCCGCTCTTTCGCAGGCGGCGTGTATGAAGGATTCCCGTGGAAGCCATTCTTGGCGACCGGAAAGGAGTTGGATCAGAGTAATATCTGGATATGTCCAGCATATCCCGTTTTGCCCAGGGTTCGTAAGCTAAATGTCACATACAGACGTCCACTCATCGTCTTATTGCACTTTGCCGGGCCACGATCATTGCTAGACTCTATCGTCCCCGTAAATTGGCCCGAAATCGTATGGTACGTCAACAAGTTCATACCACAGGCATCGTACGGTATGCAGTTCCCCCAATATGTTATAGAACACTCGCTGTCTCGTCCGTTTATGGAATCGTCGTCTGCTATCCTAGACACGCCTGGACAGGGAGAGTACATAACGCTCGTAAATGCGAACATACTCAAGGGGTTGGTACCCTTCTTGAAGATTGCAACCAAGATGCCCGATTACAAGTTCTTGGGCGTGCGTTCGTTCTATTACCCGCCAACGGACTTAGGAGTCTATGTTCCCCCCAATATAACGTGGATTGACTTTACTCGGGATATCAAGTCCATTTATGCAAAGACGCGTATCCTACTGGTCTTGAGCAGTACGGAAAGCTTCTGTATCTCGGCCGCAGAAGCGATGTTGAATGGGATACCTGTCATATACTCCGCCCCGGGGGATTACATGAACACACAGGGTGTTGCTGGGTCTACAGAAGGTGTCGTTGAGTGGATTGATCCTGTTGGGATTGCTGTTCCCCGAGATGACACTGATGCATGGGTATCCGAGATCAAGAGACTAGACGATCCAGATGTGTATGCAGAAATATCAACGGCCTGCAAAGAGCACGTCGTTCCTTATTTTGATACCGCTCCTAAGGGCGCGGATACTGTCATTTCAATCGCACAGCGCAATCCAGTGCGTACTGGAACTCAGTTCTCTATTCGGAACGAGGCTCCGGCGAGGGCTGCGGCTGGAGAGCCTCCGTCTGTGATCCCGACACGTCCATCACAGCCGGTTGGGTGGAAGAATGGGCGGCTGACCTTCGGCCGGCGTTGATGATGTCGCACACCTCACGAGCCCGAACACACATGTCGTGATGCTTGTTTACCAGCTCTGGATCACGCACAATCTCTGGCTTCTTGTAGGATTCCTGAAAGGTCATGATCATTTCAATGGCTGCAACCGTGTCCTTATGCTTGGTATAGGCAGATTGCGCTTCGGACTCAGAACAACCGGCAATGGACATGATCATCTGGATTGGGTCTGACATTTTTTAGTGGTTGAGATGTAAGCAGTCTGAAAATGCGTATTATCGAGGATCTCTGTCCCCCCGCATTGTTGTATCTTTTGTTCATTGCCATCCAGTCGGGTCTGGATCTGGCGTCCGGTAACGTTGTCACCGCCTCCGTCAAGCTTGTGTCAGGTAGCTTGGGCGCTATCGTGCTCGACCTCCTGTGCGACATTGACCTCGGAATCGTCTCATGGTTCATCATCGCATCTCCCTTTATCATCACCACTCTGGCAACGTCCATCGCCCTGGGTATCGGACTGGATCGGATGATCATCAGTGGCGTGAAGGAGACCTTCGTCCCTGGCGACGCCGAGAAGAAGAAGAAAATGGAACTCGTCCCCGCTGCGTCAGATGAGATCAAGTGATAATGCATTCATATGATATGGACATTAAGGGCGATCTGATTACGTTTGGTGTCTTCGTGATTCGCTCAGTGATCTCCACTCTAATGTGCGCAAAGCGTGCTTGGAGGGGCGACGGGATCGTACGGACTCGGCAGGTTAAGACCGCCAACTACACTCTGTACGATGGGGACGGGATTCCGAGTACTGTGGTCATCGATACAGTTGACAATGGTATTCTGAAGAAATCGTGGGTCCAGTACAGCGGATCCACATACAAAGAGCATACGGATTCTCCCTTCGCGACACACGTCAAGGCTCCCTGGATGTGGATTGGGTACCGCAAGTTATCTGACGAGACGGTAGACTTGACCCAACAGATGTCCGAGTACGTGGTGCCTGGAAATCACATTCGCAAGGAACTCATTCACGTTGTTGCTCCAAACTCTCGGTTCGGAACCCTCATGTACGTTGACCACAAGTCGTTCGGTCTACAAGAGCTTTCTTGTGAAGGACTGGTAATAGCAGATGATACCGCAAAACCCAACGTTCCCCCTTGCGGAGGAGTATGTGCAGCTGCAGTCAGTTCTGGAACCCGAGTCGTGGCTTGACTGGGTTCTGCTTCTTAACGATATGATTATTCAACCTGTGATACTGTACCTATTTTTGGTCTTCGGAGAATACCCAAAAATGTTTACGTTATTGTCGGCAGGATATCGGTTCGTAGAGACATGGAGGAAGTGGATCCGCTACCAGGTCCTCCGTAGTCATGCTCGAGAATGGATCTTTGTCGCAAAGTTGTTTGGAGGACCCTTTATCTCCTGCAACGACCCCAAGTATCACGTATATGTGTATGCCGATGCGATGGAGCGCTTACGCCTTGGGATGTACGACCAGAAACGCCACAGGGTACTAAATAATCTGCGTAAAGCTCAAGATGCAAAGACACATGGTATGGGAAGGGGAGGACGTCAATACTAAAATACGTGAGGATCCCGACACGTATGATGTTGGCGACAGAATCGACTATATAACTAACAATCAACAGGGCGCCAAGCAATACGAGGTCGTTCTTGACGCAAACGGTCTTAAGACAGCCAAGTTGGTTTCGTCATATGATAAAGAAGAGGGCGGACGGAAACGAAGGAAGACTAAAAAGCGGGGAGGTAAGAAGCGCAAGACGAAGAAGCGCAAGACTTCGTAAACTACGCCTTGGCTTGAGCCGTCGGGGCTGGGACAGCACCCCCCAGCATCTCAGCCGGGTTGCCGCTTCCGAAAAACGTCTGGAAACTGGCAAGCATCTGTGAACCCTGCTCAATCGCCGGCTTCATCTCTGACAGGGTTCCCATGAGCTCCTTCTGAAGCTCCATCAACTCTTTTGTATCCTTTCGCATCCCGGATATCTGTTCGGGCGACAGGTTGCGATACGCATGCATGATAGTGGTTCCCAGATCCACGTGAGGGTCCTTTGCAGTGGGTTCACTGGGGGCATCCTTCTCATCCTTCTTGGACTCGTTCTCAAATCGCTCGACGTGGTATGAGCACGAACGCCAGGTGATGAGAACAATGAGACCCACGGATGCAAGGGCAGCCAACGTCCAGGACAGACGCAGAAGATGGTATCCCAGCAGAGTACCCACGATAATCCAGGTGATGAAGTTCGCGTGGTTCTTACGAATCAGGTATAGCGACGATGCCACAATCAGGAGACCTGCAAACAAGGTGTCCATTTATCCTACCCGAGGGAAATTACGCTTACGCCTCGTGCGTCCTCCCTTCTTCTTTCCACGCTTCGTCCGTTTGCGTGATGCGCCGAACTTCTGAGGGAGGACGGGGAGTATCATCGTTTTAAAGTAGCTATGGGCTTCCTGAAGTGTCCATCGTTTCCACTGGCTGATGTGCGACATGTTCTCGGTTAACGTGTACCATCTAAGTGAGAAATTGGCTAAATCTGGGTAATTTATGGCCTCAACCCGCATTGGATTGCCTACTGGCTTGTGGCCAGTCAACTCGCTGTAGAAAATAGCCAGAGCGCGTCCAAGAGAGTATACATCCGTTGATATCAGGATGTTAGATTCAAGCTTCTTCCGGTCGGCGTTTATACTTCGGAACAGAATGATCTCATTCTTCACAAATCCCTCCGGGAAATAGGTCTGTATTTTCCCACTTGCATCCGGTATTTTTCGGTATATCATATCGTCATTCCTCGCATCTGGTTTCCATATATTGACTTCTCTTAGATGGTTCCACGCATGTCCTCGTATATATTCTCCTTGTTCTGCTGCAGCATTGGGTGGGGCATAAAACCCATTCTGAAATGATCTCGATAGGTAATGAACTTGGAATGGCCAGGCAAAGTAGTTTGCTTTGTATACGGGATCTCTGTAGTTGATCGGATCCGTCGATCGTGTCAACCCAAAGTCGATGAACCGGGTCTTGAACTCACTATTCATTACGATATTGGGAAGCTTGATGTCGAAATGAACCAATCCTGCATCGTGAAGTACCCGAAGCCCTTCGAATAGATTGTCCATCGATGCAATGACCTTCCCCATCCGAGCAAGATCCAAAGGAGCAACCTTTGCCTTGTTGACAAACACTTCCAGGTTTTCACCTCCGTCTGGCATGACTAGCATTTTCGCGATGTTGTCGCTGGGTACATCACTCAAAACCTTACATTTCTCAATAGCCGCTGAGTCTGCGTTTTGGACGCGAATCGTTCGGTCGCACGACCTCGCTGCATATACAAAGTACTTCTGGTCTGGATCCACGTTCTTTATTTTTTCTACTTCAATGAGCTCGTTATCGGCTTCCTCTTTTAGCATAATTTTGGTAACAGTCCCCTTCTTAGCTGTAGCCTCTCCGTCGCATTTCAATGGAGGCCGGTATGCACACCCATACGCACCCTGGTATAGCAAGGCTGCTGGATCTGTAGAATCTTCCGATGGAACTGGCAGTATACCCTGCTGGATAGCGTAGCTACGCATAGATTGTCCTGGAGCAGGAGCAGGGGCTGGGGGAGGGGACGGAGCAGATGGGGCGGGATGGGGAGGAGCTGCGGCAGCGGGAGGGGCTGCGGCAGCCATAACAGGAGCACGATATCTTGGCTTACCTGGGTGAAGAGGTGGAATCCCTGCAGCGGGATTTGCCAATATGTTATTGGCCATGTTCCCCAAATCAACGACTGGAGCGGCTGCATTGGCCGCCATTTTCTGAACAGCTAGCGTGAATGCTTTACTGCCGATGCCCGTTGCAGGTGGTTTCACTTTCGGAGAAGACATACGATTACTATCTCCTCTGAAAATGTATTGAAACATCACTTGGTATACTTCATCGGGTATACTCCGCTGGGAGTGGGCGGGTTCGCGACATAACCCGTTGCATCCACAAGTCCACGCGAGCCTGACCCAGAGTATCCATACCCGACCGTCCCGATACTGCCGCCACCACGGACCCGAAACGTCTTGCGCCGACGACCAGCCGACTTACCACGCTTTCCACCCTTCTTGGACTTCTTGGACCGACGACGACCGCCGATCTTCCCTCCTACATCTGACGTGTTATTGGGGACCCATGCAGCAGCCCCGACGGCGATTGGCTCACCAAATCCATACCCACGCCCCGTTTGCTTACGATGACGACGAGCGCCACATTGTCCTTTCGGTTGAGAATCCATTTATCCCTGCGCCAGATTTTACGCACGGCGACGACGAGTCTTACTACCACCCTTCTTCTTCTTTCCACCCTTCTTGGTCTTCTTCGACCGACGACGACCACTCTTTCCCAACCCAGTGTTTTGCATCAGTCCCGCAAGTGCGTCCATACTATCATCTGCTGCAGGTGCCATGGGTGCGGCGGGGGCAAGAGCCATGGGTGCGGCAGGTGCCTGTGAAGCATTCATCTCTTGATCCAGCTCAGGTCCGGCTTGGTTAACGACCTCATCGACCATTTCGTTTAATTGTCCGTACTTCATCGGATAGTCTGCCAAGAATTTCTGACCTTCCGCTGAATCGTACCAATCCCGCACTGCGGCACGGACATCACTTCTAAGTTGTTCTGTAACACTGACATCCCTATTACCCCGCATCATCTTACCCTCTGAACGATACTTACCAATACTGGTTTCCACGCTATCGTAGATGATAGTGGCGATCTGTTCTGCCCTCTCCTTGTTAGCAATCCGATTTTGCGCAGCGAGGGCTGCCCTCTTGAGATTCGCAGCATCTTTTGCTGCTTGAACGCGAGCACTTACCCTTGGCACCGCAGCGACTTGTTTCGGACCTATCGGTTTCGGCGGCATGTTTGTATTGTTCCTACTACATTAGAATTTCTACGCGACCCTCCAAGACCCGCGACGGTACAATTGGATTCTTACGAAGTCGCTTCAGCAGTTCTAGGGTCTTTACTTCCAAGAGAGTTCCAGACAAGTTCTTCCAGATATCAGGTGATTCTGTCGGCATCCACTTTGTTGGAACCATCTGCGGGAGTGGGACGTAAGAACCGCGCATTCCGGGCGAGTTACTATAGAGTTCCCATCCACGAACTGGAACAGGATCAAGGTCGTCCTTGTGGATGATCTGTGCAAGTTCGGATGTATGAAAGGCGTCTAGTAACTGCTTCAGCCATACAGACCTCTGGGCGAAGGTGTGTGTTTCCCACACGTACCTGCCGTTGAAATATACCATATCGGCCGCCACATACCGATTCCCCAAACGTTCGACACGCAAAACAGTTGAGCAACACATTCGCTCATCAACTACAGTTGATATCTCTTGTGGTGCCCCGTCTCGAGGAACCCACATGACGACAGGACCTGGTGCAAAGGTTAGCCATCCAGGGACACCGAAGGTCTGAAACTGTTTACTCGCCGTGTCGGCGGGGGAGCTCTGGCATTGGTGCAGACACTTGAAGCTTGGGGTCCAACGTGGGAACATGAGCCGTCTGTTGTAATTCCGGCGGTTGCACGAAAGCCTGAGCCGGAGGGGGCTGCATGTACACCACGGTAGGCTGTGCCGTCTTGATAGACGTCACCCAAAAGACAGCAAGGTGAATCAAAACAAGGACAATCAGGGTTCCCGTAGCAAGGGTTACGACATCTCCTAACCACATTTATACTTTAGGGCTCTTTGAGAACCTGGTTTGTTTACGCGCCCCAGAAGTACTTGACATCGTGGATTCTGGCAGTGACACTTCCATTGGAATGGAACTGTGTAAAGGTACAGATAGGACCATAGGGGTTCTTCACAGCATCCGCGATTGTAGGCTTGGGAATCCAGAAGCGCGAGACCGGACCCGACTCTGCAATGAGTCCCGTTGCCTCCCATCGCATGAGTCCATTCTCGACTTCCATCTCAAAGCTGGACTTGTCCAGCCATTTACTTTGGGGAAGGGGGCATATCGGACGGTGCTCGATGGTATAGAATGCATCTCCGACCTTAGGCACGTTGACAACAGTCTGATAGTACGACATTTTAGTATGTTCACACTCGAATGTCGGAAGTCGGTTCCATTTTAGAACCGTTCGTAGACGATGTCGGACTCGGGAGTCTCTTCTCTCCACATCGTATTTGAGTAGACCGTAATTGTAGCGGGTTCCGAGTGGTATACCTTGGACACGCTGCCAGTGAAGGGGGCATAACTGAAAGACAAAACGCCGTCGGTTGACGACATCTGCCGGATGATACGTTTGTGCACATCAATCATTCCACGGTCTGTCCACAAGAGTTGTGTTGTATATGATTCACCGGTCATTTCAGGATTAGGAATGATCCGGACTCGCATTTCTTTATCAGAACGCCTTATTCGTAAGCGTAATCATTTTTGCTTGAAGAATGTCCAGCAGAATGGCTTCATCATCTACAGCGCTGATCATCTTCTGTGTAGCAGTCGCAAGTCCTGCCTGGATCACCGCCCACTGCTCAGGATCCCGCTTGAAGATGGTGTTGCGAGTGGTTCCATTGGGAAACCGTTCCACCAGCTCAGACTCTGGGCAGTCCATCAACTCCATGTAGACGCGCAGCTGAATCTCGTCGTACACTGGTACCGCCCCCCAGTAGACCCTACGTTCCTTGCTGTCCACGATGCGATTCAGACTCGAAACATATCCATCGGTGCGCCCAGAAAGTCGGTAGCCATTGTATGTCTTCATCATCGTACGGGTATTACGCTCTGACACAACAGTATTCGTCTGTTGTTCGTACTGATTGAGAATTGCGTTCTCATTTCGGAGTCCACGCTGCTTCTGAATAGCAGAAGCACACTCCTTGATGATAGCTCGGCGGACCTCTTCCGGAACTGCTGGAGCAGGCTCATCCTCATCCTCATCCTCATCCTCATCCTCATCCTCATCCTCATCCTCATCCTCATCCTCATCCTCATCCTCATCCTCATCCTCATCCTCATCCTCATCCTCATCCTCATCCTCATCCTC